GTTCAGGTCGTCGTCGGTCAAGTGCGCCAAAAGCATGATGGTCCTCCCGGGTTGGTGCCTAAAACGGAAACTACGCCCCTTTGCTGCGGTCGGTCAAGGGGCTTCGGTCAAGTGCGTCAATTAAAAAAAAAACCCCAGTCGTCCTGGGGTTCAAGGGCTTCGCGACAAAACTCATTCAGCCATCCGCGCGACAACGTGCACCCTGATGTGCTCAGGGACTTCAGCCCACGGTACTCGCTTCCCCAGGTGGCGCCCCGGCATTGCCGCGGTCCACTGGCTGAAGCCTTGCGGGTGCGTCGGGTTGTCACTGAGGCCAAGCGCCATGTAGCAGCCGGTTGGATTCTCAGGCCATGTAGTCAGGACCGTGTAACGGTCGCACGTTTCGCCGCCGTTGTCGTAGATTTCCCGAACGTGCTCAGGCTTGGATGGACCTTTCATACGCGCCCCCGGTACCCAGGGGCAACCCGGAAAGCCAGATCGCGGTCAAGCGTGTTAAGCCCGCGCCGTGTGCTGGCGTCCATGATCGACTCAAGCGTATCGGCGCCCCAGTCCTTATCACGCTCCAGTGTCGCCAGCACTTCAAGCGCGAAAGCCTGAAGCGTGGCACGTTGTTTCGGCGTGAGTGGTTTTTTCATGACCGGCCCTCCGCCTTGGCGATGGCTGCGCGTGCGGCGTCAAGCGCCGCACACGTATCCAGGTCGAGGTCATCAAGGTTCATATCGGAGCAATCGACAGCCCATTTAAGCGCCGCCAGCAGATCGGGCGCGGCGGCTATCAGCCGCGCGTTGCTGCCTACCGGGTCAAGCTCGACATAGCAAATGTGCTCGCCGGTTGACGCGATTACCTGAAATCGATCGTCGTCGCTTTCCAGGCCGATAGCCCACGGCCCCGGTGTGTGTTTCTCGATCACGCTCATTCTCCCGTTAAAGATGCCAAGCGGCACCGTGTAGCCCGCCATTGCTGACGGGCTACCCGTTGCGGTCTAGCGCACCCAATACGTAACACCGCCATATTCAACGGCCGTGTAATCCTGTTGCAGCTCCCGTGCCGCTTGATCCCAGTCGAGGCAGTTATACGGCCAGCGCACGTCTTTGGGCATGTCGCGATCTTCGGCGAGCTCTTGCGCGTAGTCCTTGAAGTAGCTATCCCGGATCAGGGTGCAACCGTACCGCCAATCCGGTGCGTAGCCTTCCGCCTGATCGCGTAACGCGGTCAAGCGCGCCAACTCCCCGCCCGTGTCGTCGCTGCCGTTCCAGGCGTCAAGCGCGGCTTGTGCTGCGGTCACCTCCTCCGCGTGCAGGTCATCGCGCCCTTCACGCTGCGCCTCCTCGCTGGCTGTGCGCGCTTCGTCCAGCGCATCGAGCAGCGCGGCTTGCTCTGCGGTCAGTTCATCAAGCCGCTTCTCTACGTCGCGGCTGTCGATCACGTTGTCGCTGTTGCTGATGTTGTTCATTGTCGGTTTCTCCCGTTGATTGAATACGTTTAGCCGTACTTCGGCGAAAGTTCCGCGACAGTCTCGCGGTACTCGCGGATAGCCGCGACCAGGCGGTGCGCATTGCCGCGCAACCGTTCCGCCAGTTCCCATGCGCCTTTCCTCATGTACTCTGTATGAGCGGCGCGACAGTCGCACAGCTCCGCAAGCAATTCAGTAAGACTGTCCTGAGCATTCGACAGGGCGCGGAAACCGGCCTGATACTCGCGTTCCCGCTCAGCGAACTGCTGCGCCATGCTATCTGCCCATCGCGCCGCGTCCCTCTTGTCGTCGGTCACGGAATGAAAATCCACAAGGTAGGCGTCACGGATCCACGGATCGGCAATAGCGGGCACGCAGCGGCCATGAGGCAGTAGCAGCACTGCGCCTTCTACGGTTTCGCTGCATTCGTCGTCCAGGTACCATCCGTTATGGTCTATAACGCCGATGTCTGATGCCGGGACAACCCGAAGCCCCTTGCTGGCATTTTCAACCCATCGGCGGCGCTCGAATTCCGGGTCATAGGCAATGTGTTTAGGTTTCATTGTCGGTTTCTCCCGTTGTGATTAAGTCGAGTATCGTCTAGCCCGCCATTGCTGACGGGCTAGCCGCTACACGCTCAGTCAAACCAGCGCGCCGCAATGCGCCGGCCATACTCGCGCCGAAAGCAGCGCCGGATCGCATCGCCGGCAGACTCTCCCGGCTTGGCCGAAGCTGCGAATCCGTCTCGGTAATGGTCCCAAAGCGCAGAGGCCAGCACGGCGCAGACTGCGCGCCGGTACTCTGTCGGCCAATACTGGCCGGTGCAGTAGTCCAGGCGCTCGCCGTCCCAGGACAGCCGCCCGGAATAGGCGCTGAACCCGCCGCGCAGGGTCTCGGCGGTCATGCTCGACAGCTCGACAGCGCGCAGCAGTTCCCGGGCATCTTGCAGGTCGCGGCCAATGCTTCTGATTTCGGCGCGGTATGCGGCCACGTCGCCATAATTCCCGTAATCCAGGCCGGGGCGCTGCCTGATCCAGGTATCGAGCGCGGCCAGAATCTTGGCTTTTTCGTCAAGTGCGCTAGTGTTTGCAGTGTCCATTGTCGGTTTCTCCCGTTGTGAATGAGTATCGTCAAGCGCACCAGGTCGCCCAGGTACGCTTGCCGCTAGTCACTTGCCGGGTAAAGGACTGCGGCTTCCCTCCGCGCTCCGCCAAGCCGCGAGGCGCAGCAGTCACACTCCCGCCAGCTGAAAGCGTATTCGCTATCCTCGCCAGACAAAAACCAAATCCCGCCTACAGTGGATTCTTTCGCGATACCCGCGCGGCATCGCGCCTCAGTCGCGCTATCCATGCCGCTTCTTGCGTCGCCATTGGCTATGAGCATGGCGCAGTCTACGCATACCCGTAAATTGTCGATTAGCATGTTCAGTTTCTCCTGTTGGTTAAATGATTATCGTCAAGCGTGCCAAGTCACCCAGGCACGCTTGCCGCTAGTCACTTGCTGGTCACCGTGACATCCATGTAGGCCGAACCATCGATGCCAAGCCAGCCTTCGGCCTTGAGCGCCACGCGCATCGCCCTGCTCACGGCCTCATCCCACTGGCCCATGATCTCGTCATCATGCTCATCGCCGCATGGGTACTCGCCGCGCTCTGCCCACACCTCGTCGTGGGCACGCTTGGCATCGGCGACTGCCTCGGCCGAACCGAATTCGGCGAGCAGGGCGTCGAGGAATGCGGATGTAAGAGCCTCACGGCCGGCCTTGCTCCTGCAATCCATCAGATGTGCGTTTATCGCGGTCATTGTCGTTTCCTCCCGTTGGTTAAATGATTATCGTCAAGCGTGCCAAGTCACCCAGGCACGCTTGCCGCTACTCACTTGCCGGTGAGAAATTCAGCATCGAAGGCGGCCAGCGCGGCACGCCTTTCCGCTGCGAGTTTCACGCCACGGTTAAACCGCGCCAGATACTGCGCCGCTGTCTCTACCTGCCAGCCGCGCACGGCCAGCGCTTCGGCCGTGGCAGGGTCAAAGGTCTCACGGATTCGCGGCTCACCTTCAACGTCAGTCGAGCAAATCCAGGAGCCGCAATGCGGCTCTAGCTTTGGGATTGTCATAGCTCTAGCTCCTTGTGTGGGTTAGCCGTAAATCTCGCGGACAGTCCGCAGAAGCTCACGCTTGTTGCGGCCATATGCCCAGTCTGTGCAATCCATGTATCCGGGCGCGCTGTACCGTGCGGCATACTGCCTGCCGCAGTCTGTGAAAGTCTCCGGGTCTGCATGGCCGCCACACTCGGAGCAGACATAGCTCCCATCCCGCAATGCGTCGCGGTCGTCATTGTTATAGCCGGTAGCCCATTCGTGGCTGTACAGCGTAGCGCCACACTTGGCGCAGTCGGCGCAATAGGTCGCTCCTTTCGGCGTGATCTGAAGCTGCATGAAAGACATGTTGTGGCTCTCCGTTGTGGTGATTGGGTTAGCAGTCGTCGCCATACACTGGCGCATCGCAGCCGCACCATGCGGTAGGCTCCGATCCGTCAGGACAGGCAGGCGGCGGCACGTCGCAGCGGCCGGAGTCGTTATAGACGCATCCGGCATCCGTGGGCGCTGAGCTGTCCACGGTCGGGCTGGTATCGTCTGACCAGACCGCCAGAGCGAGCATGCCGGCCACGATCATGGCGGCGACGTAACGCGGGTCTGCGCTCATGATACGTGCTCGCATGGGCCCGCATAGTGCGGACCGTTGCTGCGCTCGCATTCGGCGCAGACTTCATCTTCCCCGTACATGTCGCGCAGTTCATCGGCCAATGCATCCGCATCAGGTCCGAAATGCCATTCGGTACAATCCAGGTAGCCGGGCGCGCTGTAGCGGCCGGCGTACTGCTGGCCGCAGTCCGTAAACGTATCAGGGTCAGCCGTGCCGCCGCATTCAGGGCAACGGTATGTCCCGTCCTGCAGCGCGTCGCGCGCGTCGTTGTTGTATCCGGTAGCCCATTCGTGGCTGTACAGCGTCGCGCCACACTTGGCGCAGTCTGCGCAGTACAGCGCTCCCTTGGCAGTTATTTGTAGTTCCATGAAAGGCATGTCAGCTACTCCCGTTGTGTGATTCAGTCAAATACCGCGCGATGGCCTTGCTTGCGATATCGGCGAGCGCAAATTGCATAGGGGACCCGTTCGGGAGGCTAGTCGCCCCATCGCGCCCGAGGCGCTCAATCTGCTCCAGCGCCGCCAGCAGTACCGCAATGTGGTCTTCAGGGTTCAGATATCGCATTTCAGTACTCCCGTTGTGTGTGTTCGGGCCGCTTCGCTACCGGCCAAATCCTGCCGTTGTAACTGATCGTGGCGACCAGCTCGCCGGACTCGACATCGACAACATGGCCACCAGTCCAATTGCCCGCGCCAAGCCCGTTACGGGCAATGTAGGCAAGGCATACTGCGGATGCGGATTCCAGCGACCCGATGCATTCGGCCTTGTGCCCCTCATGCGGCTGGCCGTTCCAGTAACCGCCGTCAATGTCTGGGTTCGGAGCGTAGGCGAGCGATACCAAGTACATGGCAGATACTCCCGTTGTGTGATTCCGTGTGATCAGGATAGCAGTACAAAACGCATAAGCAAGGGTTGTCTACATGTTTTTACATTAAATTTTTGTAATGTTTGAGCCTGCTAGGCGCACCTAAGCAAGCTTAGCTGCACCATGCTTTTGCAGTGCAAAGATGGTGCGCCGTTGCTAACAGGTTATCCACAGGTAAATGGGAGTTGGTGCGGGCTTGGTGCGCGGTTGGTGCGTTTAGTGAAAAATTTAATTAAATCATCGTGTTAGGACTGTTTGGGGAGATGGTGCGCGGATGGTGCGGGGATGGTGACAGGGTTGAACGCCTTATCTTTTTGCAGCGCCCCGCACCTTGATCACCATCACCCTAGAGGGTGATGGTGGAGGTGCTAGCTGCAAGGTGACCCACGGTAAGGGTGATTTGCCTTGACGCATCGCGGCGGGATTTCGCGACTGATCCGGCAAGAGTCTGGCCGTGACACGACCTAGTCGGCTGCTAGGCGGTCACCAGACCGTCTAACCGTGTCACGGTTAGACGGTCCCCCGGCTGCCACGGCTAGGACTCGGGCAGGTCACGCGCGAAGCGCCTACGCCAATACAGGCAGATACCGTGTCACGGTCAGCCGGCAGCCACGGCTAGGACTCGGGCAGGTCGTGGCTGCCGGCCACAAGGCAATACAGCCAGACCAGGCGGTCACCAGGCCGCGTTACCGTGTCACGGTCGGTCGGTCGGCTTTATGCAGATCAGCGTGCATAAAACACGCTGGAACCCGCATAGGTATGCGGTATTTAACACAATACAGATTATCCGCACGTTAGCCGCTGGATGCTATGCCGTTGAATCGTAAGGCTTTGTGCTGGCGGTGGCGACCAGGCCGATATGCAGGGCTTCGCATCGCGGCATATAGGCGAAACGCGACGCGGGGAAAGGGTCACGCGAGGGTGGCCTCCCCGAAATGGATTCGCCCGTGTTTATCACTAGGCGCTCACGGAATTTTTCCCTCTCCGGCGAAACGTTGTGCGTTGCAGCATAACCCTCACACCCTCACACGGCGACCCCCTTCCAAAAAAATTTTCCAGAAAAATAAACACTTTCCGGGGCAGCGGTATACTTCAGGTATACCCCTCTGCTATTTCGAACATCCAACCCCCGGTTCCGGCGAAAACCCGGGCCTCCCGCGCCGCGTTCTCCCGGCTGCACCGGAGCGCGGGGCCGGGGGTTGGACCTCTCGCACAAGTAAACAACACCCCCGACGCTTCCACGTAGCGCACCATCGGGGGTTCTTTTTGCCGTGCCTATTGGCCGCGAAAGCGACACCCAATCCCGGAGAACCGCATGAACGACACCGACTGGCTGGACATATCACCGCCGAAGAAACGGCGCAAGAAGGCTGTCAAGGTTGAACCTGGCGCCAAGCTGCCCTTCGAGAACAAGCGGGCGCACGCGATGATCAAGAAGCTGTCGGGGATCTCGCGGATGTGGGTCTGCGACGGCGAGTACGTCTATTTCCGCCCCACCCGGGTTATCGACGGCGTCAAGACGGTGGTGGCCAACCCGACCACGCTGGCGCGGCACAACCGCTTCCTGAGTGAAGGGCAGTACACCCACGTCGAGACCCAGGACGACGTCGAGATATACCGGGTCAACGAAGGCTCGGCGTTTGCTCGCAAGGGCTTCTACCTCGGCGAGCTGAAAGACTCTGACGTCCGGCGGGCTGTGGCTTTGGCCGCCTGCGCGCGGGACTGGCCGTTGTACGTCGACTGCCTTGAGGAGATGGCCGGTCGGATCAAGGGGCGCTACGACCCCGGCATGGCCAAGCAGATCTACGACGACCAGTTGAGCTACATCGCCACCCTGATCTCGATGCGCGGCGGGCCGACACCCGGTGAGTGCGCCGCCGGGATGTCCAACGTGCGCGCTCGACGGGGCATGAACAGCGGCAAGGTCATCATGTTGCCGCAAGGCCGGGCGGCGTGAGCGACGACTGGTTGGCTGTTGACGAGCCGTCGACCGTACCGGCGTGGCACTTCACGCGGCACCCACGCAAGGCCAAGCCGGTTTCGACGCCGGTCAAGAACCACAACGGCACCGCGGAAGGGATGCGCCGGCAGTACCTGCAGCTGAAGAAGGCGCTGGGGCTGCAGCATCGGCACTACCTGGACGCGCTGATGCAGACCAACTTTCACCTGACCAACGCCCAGCAGATCATGTACGGGTTGGGCTACCGGCTCGACAAGAGCACGTACACCCGCTGGCGGCAGCGCAAGGATATGGCTGCCGCGATCGAGACAGCCAAGCGCTACTCCGAGGCCGTGCTGGGGCTGAGTGGCGACGGCGTGCTGGTCCGGGTCAAAGAGCTTCACGACTACGGGATGGACAGGATCAAGCTCCGGGGGCGCAATGGCGAGTTGCTGACCGACGAGAAGGGCGACGCGCTCGAGGCGCTGCGAGACCCCGAACTGGCGCTGAAGGCTGCCGAGTTGCTGGGCAAGAACAAGAAGCTGTGGGGTACTGACGAGGAGCAGGCCCGGGTGACGGTTCAGATCGTCAACCTGGCGGGCGACCAGCAGGCCACACCGATCATGGACGGCGAGTTCACGCAGGGCGCCGAGGACGACAATTGAGCAAGGCGCAGCTGGTCTACAAGCCGCAAGGGCCGACGCTGGAGCGCTTTGGCGAGTCGACGAAGAACGTGCAGATCCTGCGCGGGCCGCTGGGCGCCGGCAAGACGATCGCTACCGCGGTCAAACTGTTCAAGTTGATCTGCAGCGAGAAGCCCAACAAGCAAGACGTCCGTGAGTCGAACTGGATGGTGACTCGCGGCACGCTGCCGCAGTTGAAGTCGACGACGATCCGTGACTGGATGTCGGTGGTGCCCAAGGGTTGCGGCAGTTTCACGTTTGGCCCGCCACCCGAACACCGCCTGGACTTCGACCTTGATGACGGCACCCGCGTGCTGGCCAACGTCATGTTCATCGCGCTGGACTCCGAGAAGGCGGCTGAGCGGATTCGCGGTGCGAACCTGACCGGTGCGTGGGCCAACGAGATCAAGCAGCAGCCCAAGTCCGTGATCGACACCCTGCACTCACGCACGGGTCGGTTCAAGGGCTTCGGCTGGCACAACTGGTCAGGCATCCTGGCGGACACCAACGCCTGGGACGGCGACCACTGGTTGCAGCGGATGCAGGACTTGTGGGACCTGGGCGACTTGCCGGACTGGGAGTTCTTCACACAACCCCCCGGTGTCATCAAGGTCGACGACAAGTGGGTGGTGAACCCGGATTGCGAGGGCACCCCCAGCATCCGCGATAGCTACTACCAGCGGCAGATGCAGGGCAAGAAGGAAGACTGGATCAAGGTCAACCTTGCCAACCAGATCGGGCTGAGCTTTGACGGCAAGCCGGTGCACCCGGACTACGCGGAGTCGGTCCATCTGGCCAAGGAGATCCTGAACCCGGTGCCGGGGGTCTGCTACGTGGGCCTCGACTTCGGGCTCACCCCGGCCGCGGTCTTCTGGCAGCGGCAGGTCAACAACCAGTGGTACGGCCTCGAGGAAATCGTCATCGAGGACGGTGATGCCAAGATGCTGGCCAACGAGATCAAGGTTCGCTGCGCCGAGATGCAGGCCAAGTGCGCAGGGGCCATAACTTTCGTCTTTCGTGGTGACCCGTCTGGCGACATCCGGGCGCAGACCGACAGTGACACGGCGTTCCGGGTGCTGCGGGCCAACGGCGTGCCGGCATTGCCGTGTACGACCAACGACCCGGAGATCCGCCGCGCGGCGCTGGATCGACCCCTGACCCGCACGGTGGGCGGCAAACCCGGACTGCTGCTGTCGCCGAAGATGAAGCACTTGCGCAAGGCGCTGGCCGGAGGCTACCACTACGCCCGCATCAAGCTGCTGACCGACGACTCGCGCTACCGCGACGTGCCGGTGAAGGACATGTTCTCGCACGTCGCTGAAGCAGCGGAGTACGGCCTGATGGACGCCGGCGAGCATGAGATCGTCAACGCCAACACCACGGCGCCGATTACTCGACCGACGGGGCCGATTCGGGCCAACGCGAATTGGAACGTTTTCGGTGTCTGAGTACCCGATCGACGCTGTCGTGGTCTTCCGCAACTTGCCTGACGCTGACGACGGCAAGTGGTACATGCGCTGGCTGAAAGACGGGTTCAAGCACGTCGAGTTGTGGCTTAACGACCGGGACGTGTGGGTGCGGATCGACCCGGCATACGAGTTGCTGACGCTGCAGGCGCATCTGGTGTCGCCGGAAGACTACCTGCCGGCCGCGCTGAAGCCCACGTTCGTGCCAGTCAACACGAGGATTCAGCTCGGGGTTACCTCGCTGGCGTGGCACTTCGGCCCGCTGACCTGCGTCGACGCGGTGAAGATGGCCCTTGGGCTGCGCCTGCCGCTTGTTCACACGCCGTACCAACTGTACGCACACATGACCAGAGGACTGTAATGGGCTCGTCACCGGACACACCGAAAGAAGACCCGTCCGCGAAGGCACTCCGCAAGCGGCAGGTAGCGCAGCTGATGGACCTGGACGAGGACGCCAACATCCGCATCAAACGGATGTACACCGCGGCCCAGGGACTGCGTATCGCGCGTGGCTCGGCGGACTCGCGGCTGCCTCGTGGCGACTCAACCAACGGCCCTGCGGCGGACAACTATGGGTTGGCGCAGTCGAACGCGAGGGGGTATGGCGCCCAAAGCGGGGGCAAACGCCGGGTCCGCGCTGCCCGTCGGTTCGGCGGCATCTAGATGGCCCTGATCACCGAGCTGCCGACAGACCTCGAAGACGCTGAAGCGCTGCTGAAGCGGCGGGGGAAGGCGGCTGAGCGCAAGGAGTTGTGGCGCTCCACCTATGCGGATGCCTACCGCTTCGCCATGCCGTCGCGAGAGACCTTCCACTGGTACACGGAAGGGCAGGTGCGCAACAACGTCCTGTACGACTCCACGCTGCAGGAGTCGACGTATACCGCGGCCAACACCATGTGCGCGCTGCTGTTCCCAGGCTGGACCCGCTGGGCTGAATTGACTCCCGGCGGGGACATCGACAAGCGCAAGATCACGCCCGAGATCCTGGCAGGGCTGCGCAACGACACCGAGATCTTCTTCGACTACCTGAACCACAGCAACTTCGCCCAGGTGGCGAACGAGATGGCGCTGGACCTGATGGTCGGTACCGGCGCAATGGATTTTGACGAAGGCGACGACCAGAACCCGTTCGTTTTCTCTGCGGTGCCTTCCAGCACCATCGAGATCGAGGAAGGGCCGAACGGTGAGGTTGAGACGACCTTCATGCTGCGCAAGCCGACGGGGCGCAACCTGCTGCGGATGTACGCCGGGCTCGAGGAGATCGACCTGCCGGACACTCTGGCGCAGAAGATCCGCGAGAAGCCGGACGAGCCGGTTGAGGTGGTGCAGGCCGAGGTCTACCACCCGGAGACCAAGAAGTATTACGGCATCGTGATCGTCTGCGAGGACAAGGCGATCATCTGGCGCTATGACTACGGCCCGAGTTGCCCGCGGATCGTGGCCCGCGCCACCAAGACCGCTGGCGAAGCCTACGGCCGCGGTCGGGTGCTGCTGGCACTCTCGGATGCCCGGACCTTGGACAAGATGCAGGAGTTCGTCCTGCGCCACTCGGCTTTGTCAGTGGCGCCGCCGGTCACGGGGGTGTCAGACGGCGTGTTGAACCCGTACACGGCAGTGCTCGCCCCCAACACGATCCTGCCGGTGGCCACCAACGACAACGGCAACCCGTCGCTCCGGGTACTCGACATCGGCGGCAACTTCGCCATCACCGAGAACCTGATGACCGACCTGCGCCAGCGCGTGCGGCGCACGATGCTGGGGCCGGAGCCCACTGAAGGGGCTGTACGCAGCGCCACCGAGGTCAGCGTCAACGACCGCAACCGCCTGTGGGCGATGAACGGCGAGATGGGCCGCATCCAGGCCGAGTGGCTGGCCAAGGTCGTCCGCCGCGGGGTGTACATCCTGCAACGGCGGGGCATCATCTCCAAGTACAAGGTCGACGGCCGGCAGGTCAACATCAAGTACACGTCGCCGTTTGCCCAGACGCAGGGCGCGCAGGACGCGCTGGCGGTGCAGAACACGATGAGCGCGATGGCCATGCTGGGGCCAGAGGTCGCTGCGCAGTTGCTCGTGCAGGAGATGAAGGTCGAGAACCTGCCGAAGTTCTTCATGGAGAAGTTCGGCGGTGACATGGGCTTGCTGCGCACTGAGGAAGAAAAGAAGGAGTTGGCTGAGAAGGCGATGGCCAACGCCCAGGCCATGCGGCAGATGCAGGAGCCGGCGCAGTGAGTGACTTTCTCGACATCGCAAAGCCAGATCAGAAGAACATAGACGAACACCGCCGCCTGCTGTCGCTGTACTCGGTGTTCGAGACCGATGTCCGCGCCCGCGAGTTGCTGGCACTGTGGACAGACCAGATAGAGGCGCAAGACGTACCGCCTGACTCGTCCATCGCCAAGTACGCCTACTACGAAGCGCGCCGCGCGTTTGTTCGCGGCATCCACCGCCAGATAAAACTGGCGAAAACTGTCTGAGAGGGCACCCATGACCACTGAAGCGACACCCGCAGCCGCCGATCCGGCGACACCCGCGGCCGCAGCACCGACGACTCCGGTAGCGGCTACCCCTGAAACTCCGGCCGCTGCGCCAGCGCCTGAATCTTTGTTGCCTGAGGCGGACAAGGTAGAGGCTGAAGTCACGCCTCCGGCGCCTGCCGCCGAGAAGCCAGCGGTCAGCCAGGACGAGTCTGACTGGTTTCTGCTTGAGGGGGTGAAGGGCGAGGGCAAGGCCCCTGAGTGGTACAAGGCCGACAAGTACAAGAACGTCGGCGAACAGGCGAAAGCCTACGCCGAACTCGAGAAGCGCATGGGCGCCTTCACTGGTGCGCCCAAGGACGGCAAGTACGAGGTGAAGCTCCCTGAGGCGCTTGACGGCGCGCTGGACATGGAGCATCCGCTGCTGCAGACCTTCCAGAAGTGGGCGGGCGAGAAGCAGATGAGCAACGAGGCGTTCAACGAGGTGGTGGGGATGCTGGCGGCCTATGAGGCTGAGCTGGCGCCTGACCCTGCAACCATCAAGGCTGAACTCGGCGACGACGCCGACACGCGCATCCGCAACGTCGCGCAGTGGGCCAAGGCCAACCTCGCCCTCGACCAGTATGAGACGCTGCGTCAGGCCACGGCCGGCCCCAACGCCGCTGCGGTGTTCAAGACGTTCGAAACGCTGATCGCCAAGTCGCGACAGCCGCGAACGGCGAAGCCGGGGGCCGACGTGCCCGCAGGCCAGCCGACCGGCGAGGCGGCCATCAACGCAGCACAGGCCAAGCTCGGCCCCGACGGCAAGCGGTTGTACGAGACCGACGCGGCGTACCGCAGCATGGTCGAGCGGATGCGGATCGACTACTACAACTCGCAGGCGAAAGCAGCCTAAATGGTAACCCGCCGGGTTCGGACAGGCGCAGGTTACGTCGCTGATCCCGGCGGCGGCAAGCGCATCTGGGAGGCCACCTACGAGGACCAGGAGTTCACTGGGTCTTATGTGGCCGACCCAGGCAGCGGGAAGGCGGTATGGGAGTACGGCGCGCCTGCGTCCTACCCCGGCCACAACGCTGTCGTCTTTGACGGGACGAGTGATTATATGACCTCACCGTCCGATCCGTTCGGTGGGACGCATAGTTATTTCACCGCTGTATTCATCGTCAACCCGACCAGCGTGGCGGCACAGAAGCAGTTTTTGTTTGCGAACCCGCTAGTGCGGTTGACAATGATAGCCGGTGGCGCACCGACGCTTAACTTCGTGAATATCAACGGGCCGAATACGAGTGCAGGCACTGTCCCGCTGGTCGTCGGGCAGGATAATACGGTGCATTTTGCGGCGTACAACGATGGATCAGTCACACGCGCTTTCGTATGGGTAGATGGTGCTTTGAGCGGGAGCGGCGACATTGTGACTGCCACCGGCATGACCTTCGGCACCTATGCCTCGTGGTATTTGTTTGCAAACAATACCCCCGGCGCGTGGTTCCCCGGTGAGGTCAAGCTGGCATGGATCACCGCAGGCGATACCGCCGCCCACTACATCACACCGACCGACTACGACTTTGGCAACGAGCGAGATTTGGGCGTTGATGGCTCTGCGCCGGGCGTCACGCCGATTGTGTTCTACGGGGGCACGCAGGTCGCGGCTGACTGGAACGCCGGGGCCAACCAAGGCTCGGGCGCAGACTGGACCATGAACGGCGACGGCACGACATGACCGTGCGCGACAAGCTCGACATCGCAGCCCATGCGGTTGTGGTCGTGAACAGCGATCACGCTGACAGCCAGACGATTGCTGACCGCTACTGCGCGATGTACGGCATACCGACCAGCAATCAGTTCGTCTATGCGCTTGGCTCGGCAACGACATGGGCATACGCCGCCGGGCGATTGGCTGGCTTTTGGGCTGACCTGTACGCGAAGGTCGTCGCAGTCGATGCCTATGCCGTGTTCTGCACTGCTGGTTGCCCCGTCAAGATGGAGTTCCGCGACACGACTGATACCGTCAGCGTCAATGCAAACTTCGCGCTGATGGTCGGACTGGTTAAGCGCATCATCGCGCAGAACGCAGAGCCGCTGATGCTCAGCACTGGCGACGGGTACTACCCCATGAGGGCAGCCGACACAATCGTGAGCTTTGGCGATAGCGTGGCCAGCCACAAGGGCAGCCCGACATCAGGCTATGACACCGCGAATGTCACGTCTGCGCTGGAAGTGGTGGACGATGACGATTGGCTAGAAGCAGGTGGAGGCACCGAAACATCAGATAAGTTCACGCAGTTCAAATCAAGCTGGTCTGGCGACTACTCCATCATGGACAACCTGCTGACCGGCGTGATCGGCTACTACACCCACGAGGACGCCAGCCACGCTGCGACGACGACGCTGTGGGATAACAGCCGGGTGCTTCTCGGCAAGGCGGGCAATTTCCAGATTCCTGCCAGCCTGCAATCGGCTCGCAAGGTGCTGGTCGCTGTTACCGAGTTGGATTCATCATGGGGTAGAGCGGCGAAACAGGCGCTGATGGGCAAGAAGTTGATCGACCTCGGGCTGGACGTAGATTACTGGCACTCAGCAACCCCGACCGGGATTGCGGAAGACCTGCTGCCCGCAGCCAGCGGCTTGGGTTGGACTTCCGCGACGCTGGATGACGGTACAGCGACACCGACAGTCACGTTCCAGATCGGTCTCGGCACCGGCTTTCAGAACGGCAAACAATCGACGTGGGCTGGCGACATGGCCGGCTCGACGAGCGGCGGACTGTTCCTCGGCGGGGCATCCTACGGCAGCCGGTGGGCAGCGTCGCTGCGTTCGGCGGGGTTCTCGGCGATCTCGCACATGGGGACGAACGAGGGTGGGTTCCACCAAACTCCGAAACCGCAGAGTAAATACCTTGACGCATTCCGCGTGCTGCTGAGTGGACGCACGCTTTGCGAAGCCGCGTGGTGCACGCTGGAATACACGCACCTCGCCACAGGCGATCCGTTGATGAGACCGTTCCCGCAATGAGCAACTACCTTCGCAACATCCGTCGCTAAAGCGACTGCCAACAGAATTTCACGCCTCCCGCCCGGGACCTCGCAAGAGCCGGGAGACGGATGCGTCGCGAGCCCCACGCACGGGGCAAAGGTGAGAGCGGGCCGGTAAACCGGGACCCCAATCGAACTCGGGCGGCTGGAAGGCCGAGTCAACTTACCTATCAATTTCAAGAGGAATGATAAATGTCTATCAACTTGGGTGGTGTCTACAGTACGACCACCAACGCTGCAATCGCGTCTTACGACACCGAAGTCAAACTCGCCTACCAGGGCTCCAGCTCGCTGAAGTCCCGGGTCAAGGTCAAGAGTGGCGTCACGGGCCAGACGCACTTCTTCCGCAAGATGGGCTCCGGCGTTGCGCTTCAGCACACGTCGGCTGAACTCATCACTCCGCAGGACTACACGCACACCAAGGTGGCGGCCACCCTGTCGAACTGGCGCATCGGTGAATACACCGACCTGTTCGACCAGGCCGAGACCACGGTCGACGAGCGTGCGGACCTCGCCAAGAGCAACGCGATGGCCCTAGGCCGCGCCGAGGATCAGCTGATCATCGACGCTCTGGACGCCGCCTCGTCTCTGGCTGGCACGGTGGACGAGGATCTGGGCGGCACCAACAGCCCGATCAACGCCACCAAGCTGCGGCGCGCCAAGCGCTACCTTCTGGCACAGCAGGTCGTTGGGTCTGACCACACCCTTCTGATCAACGCTGCCGGCCTCGAGGGCGCTCTGGCCGAGACCGAGGTGACGTCGGCTGACTACCAGACGATGCGTGCCCTGGTCGACGCGGACCTCAACAACAAGAAGGCGTTTGGCTTCACTTGGGTGGTCATCGAAGACCGCCTTGAGGGCGGCCTGCCTTCCATCTCTGCCGACATCCAGCAGTGCTTCGCGTTTGACCGCGCTGCCGTCGGTCTCGCTACCGCTATCGAGCCGTCGACCCGCGTGGACTTCATCGCGGAGCGCTACTCGTGGCTGTCGCAGGGCATCCTCAAAGCCGGCGCCGCTGTCATCGACAGCAAGGGCGTGGTTGAGGTTCAGAGCTGGGCGTCTGACTAATTGACCGGGCGGGGGTAACACCCCGCCCGTTCTTCACTTCTTTCATTCGAGGAAACACTTCATGGCTTACGAACTTTCAAACCCGATTCGTCGGGTCGGCCCGCAAAACTCCGGCGGCCCCACCATCTGGACGTATGCGGATGGCGATGCCATCGCAACCATTGACGGCTCTGGGTACTTCAACCTGGACGCTGGCAAGCTGCAGGTCGGCGACCTGATCTACTGCGTCGGCAACGGCGTCCCTGGTCTCCTGTGGGTCAGCGGCAACACCCGCGACATGACGGCTTCGCCGCCGGTCGAGGGCGTGGTTGACTGCAACAACACGCTGGCGCTCTCCACTATCGACAGCGACTGATCGGAGTCTCTTTCGGCGGGGTCTTCGGACCCCGCCATCTTTTCTGCGGAGGGTAGATGCCGGCACTGCTGGTCGTGGGCAGCGCGCCTTGTCTTCACGAGGACATCGCCAAAGCCAAAGCCATCTACCCGGACGCCCACGTCATGCTGGTCAACGGAGCCTGCGTGGCGGTTGAAGATGCGGAGCACGTATTGTCGGGGCATCGCGAGAAGGCTGAACACTTTGCAGCGGCACGGCGCACGGTGTTCCCTGACGCCAAGCCTTGGCGACTGCACGTCAACGGCCACAAGCTGGATGCCCCCCGCAAGGCCGAGACGCCGTCAGTCACGGACTTCTGGGACAAAAGCATGTCGACCGGCGCCACGAGCATCGGCAAAGGAGTACGCATTGGCTTTGCGATGGGCTACCACCCAATTGTCATCTGCGGCGCGCCAATGGACGGGTCGGGGTATTTCCCCGGCGAGTCCGTTGCCGGGGTCCAGATCAAACACGACTGCCGCCGGGTCGGGGACGCCGCCCAGCAAAACCACCGGACGATCGTGGGATATCGGGACAAGTTCGCCCGTCTGGCGAAGACCGAGTTCGCTGGTCGCGTGTTCTCCATGAGCGGCTTCACCCGGGAGTGTCTGGGGTCGCCGACTGATTTCTTGACGTGATCGTCACCCGGGCTGGCCGCGAGTGGGCGTGGCCTGACGCCGACACGAAGTGCCTTGCAGTCGTTTTTGACTCTTTTGTCTCGCTGAAAGCCACGTACCCGTTTCTCCGCTCGGCGCGCACCGCGATCCAGGCGGGAGGGAACATGGGCGCGTTTCCGTGGAAGCTGGCGGCCAAGTTCGCCCATGTAGTTACCGCTGAAGCCGATCCGCGCTGCTTCGCGTACCTTGACCAGAATGTCAGGGAGCACAACGTCGAAAAGCTGAATGCGGCCTTCAGTGACGCTCCGGGCACCGTGGCGATCTGCCGGCCCAGCACGGACAACTTGGGGCAGCAGTACATCGTGCCCGGAAACGAAGTGCCGGCCGTACGCATAGACAGCCTCGGCGTAACCGACTGCGACCTGATCTATCTCGACATCGAAGGGTCGGAGCTGTTGGCACTAAAAGGGGCGGCTGAGACCATCGCGTTGTCTCGCCCCGTCATCGCCATCGAGGACAACGGGTTGTCAGAGCGCTTCGGCACGGAGAAGGGCGGCGCCGGCAAGTGGCTGGCGCGCAACTTCGGCTATGTGCAGGTCGCCAAGTCGAAGCGCGACGTCATCTACCGATGCGCGTTGTAACCGTCCTGCGCGTCGGGCGCGAGTACCAAGCGAAACATGTTCGGGCCTTGCACCGACAGATAACCGAGTGGCTGCCTTGCGTCGACACCGTTTGCCTTTCAGACGTCGACGTACATGGAGTAAGAACCGTGCCGCTTCGCCACGACTGGCCGGGGTGGTGGAGCAAGATGGAGTTGTTCCGGCCCGATATCATCGGCGACATCCTGTTCATGGACCTCGACACTGTCATCGTCGGGCCGCTTGACGATCTCGCCGCCGTGCGTTCATTGACGCTTTTGCGCGACTTCTACAAGCCCGAGCACCTTGGCTCGGGGGTCATGTTTCTGCCAGAAGCCGACCGGGCGGAAGTCTGGGAAGCATGGATGATGTCTCCGCAACGACACATGCGGTGGCACAGGGGAGGGGGTGATCAAAAGTTTCTGGAGACGTTGTGGCTCGACAAGGCTGCCCGGTGGCAGGACGTTCTCCCCGGCCAGGTCGTGAGCTACAAGGCCGACATTCGCAAACACGGTGACGGGGTGCCCGCAGACGCACGGCTCGTCGCATTCCACGGCAAGCCTCGGCCTTGGGCGCTGACCCCAAACCACCCACTATATAAGGCGGCAGGATATTAATTTGGCCATCGAAACGAACACCAAAATCGGATTGATCAGCCGAGCACTTTTGCTCATCGGCGAAAAGCCGGCGCAGGCGCTCGACGATGACCGTTATGGCGTGACGGTCGGCGCCGAGATGTTCGAGATGACCTACGAGAACGAGTTGCAGTCCAATCGTTGGCGGTTTGCCGTCAAGAAGGAACAACTCGCCCGCCTCGTCGACGTCCCACAGAACCAGTGGCAGTACGCCTATCAACTCCCGAGCGACTGCCTCCTGCCCCTGCACATCTACCCGGTTGCGCCCTATGAGATCTACGGCGACCGCGTCTACACCAACGAGACGACGGTCGAGATGGACTACGTGTTCAAGCCTGAGATCAGCCAGCTGCCGGCCTACTTCTGCGCACTGCTGACATACGCCCTGGCGCGGGACATGCTGAAGCCGGTTACTGAGGACAAGGGCGAGTCGATCGCCGTGATGCATCGCAAGTACCAGCAGCAGCGCGACCGGGCCATGTTCGCCGACGCGCAGGGGCGGCCATCGACGCCGATTCAGCGTAGCCCCTTCACGGACGTCCGGTAGCTTGGCCAAGAGTCACGTTGTCCAATCGAGCTTCCTTTCCGGCGTCATCGACTCGCGGGCAGCAGCGCGTGTCGAAACTGAAGCCTACAACAACGCCCTGCTCTACGGCGAGAACATCGAGCTGCACCACCTCGGCGGGGCTCGCCGCCGCCGCGGGCTGGTTCACCGGGCCACGCTCCCCGGGACGCTGTCGCTCGCTTCGACGTACAGCGCCGCCACGGCCCCGAATGGGGGTACTGCGCTCCACGCCTACGACGATGATGACACGACCTCGCTGGTCACCACGGCAGGGGTCAGCACCACGGACCCCTACGTTGTGGTTCACTATGATCTGGGGTCGGACCAGACGATAAAGTACGCTGACGTGATCGGTATTCAGAGCGACCTTGGGACCAGCACGCAGTTCTACATCCAGTACAGCACCGACAACGTGACGTGGATGGCACTCGGCGCCGCCCTTGAGGCCGTTGACTACCAAGACCCGCGATCCTACCGCCGCGAGGCGTCGGTCCCGGCTCGGTACTGGCGTGTGGCCAAGGTCGGCGGCACGGACATGAGTACTGCGGTCATCACCATCGACGGGTTCGACCTGTGGATCGAGGACCAAACCCCGTCGGCCGTTCGAGTGTTTCCGTTTGAGGTCAGCACCGAGGCCCGCTACATCGTTGCGCTCACCGACCGGAGCGCCACCGTACTGAAAGACGGCGTGGTTGTCTGTGTCGCGCCTATGCCGTACTCGAGCGCCGACCTTGCAGGGGTGGACGCAGCCAACGACGCTGAGGACATGGTGCTGGTCCACGAGGACTACCCACCGTGGTTCTTCGTCAGGGAGTCAGACAGCAACTTTCAGAGCACGCCGGTCGTATTCGACAACGTGCCGACTTATGACTACAACGACGCCCAATCCCCCACCCCGGTCAGCGACGTCCAGGTGCTGACCCAGACAGGGACGTGGACGCAGGGCGATACCTTCCAGATCGAGCTGAACGGCGCCCGGTCTGGCGCCGTGGTCTATGCCGGCGACGGCACAGCCGACGCCCAGGCAGCGACCGCCCTCAACATCCAGAAGGCGGTGCAGTCGCTGTACACGGTCAAAGGGTACACTGGCGTGTCCTGTACTCGCACCGGCACGGGTGAGTATACCGTGACCCTCGGGGGTGCCTCGGCGGACGACTACGAGCTGATGAGCACCACTGTGGCTACGGGCTCGGGCAAGCACACGGTCGTCAAGACGGCGGACGGCACCAGCCGCCACGAGCCGGTTTGGAGCAGCACCAGAGGCTACCCCAGAACGGTGACCTTCTTTGAGGGGCGGCTGTTCTTCGGTGGCACCAAAAGCCGACAGCAGACGCTGTTCGGCAGCACGGTTGCGGCATTGCTGGACTTCGAACAGGTCGAGGGACTGGATGACGAGGCGCTGCAGGTCACGCTCCGTGGGCAGAACCTGAACGCCATCAACGCCTTGTACGCGGGGCGGTCGCTGCAGGTGTTCACCAGCGGCGGGGAGTTCCGCTACATAAAGCCTCCCGGCACGCCCGTGACCCCGGCTGACGCGCCGGTCAACCAGACGCAGTACGGCGCTGCCAAGATCCGTCCTTGTGCGATAGACGGCGCGACCCTGTTCGTGCAGCGCAACAGCAAGTCAATCCGCGATTTCAAGTACAACTATGAGGAAGACGCCTTTGACTCTATCGGCGTTTCGGCGCTGGCCCCTCACCTCTTGAATGACGTCGTTGACCTGTTCGTCTGGAACGGTTCACGAAGCGACGAGATCAGCATGGTGTTCGTGGTCAACGGCGACGGGACCGTGGCGGTATTGAACTCACGGCGGGAAGCCAACGTCCAGGCGTGGTTTAACTGGACGACCGACGGGTTGTTCAAGGGTGGCGCCACTGTGCTGGAGGACTTGTATTTCGCCGTCCAGCGCCGTATCAACAATGCAGACAAGGTCTTTATCGAGCAGGCAGACAGTGACGCCTACACGGACTGCGCCAAGCAGGCGACCCCAGCATCCACGACAGTCACCGGTCTCGGGCACCTGAACGGCGCCTTGTGCCGGGTGCGGGCCGACGGTTTCGTGCTGGAGAACGCCACCCCCTCGGCAGGGCAGATTACGATTGACCGCAGCAGCGCCAACGTCGAGGTCGGGCTGAACTTCAACCCGCGCTTGACGCCGATGCCGCTTCAAACCACCACCAACGCCAGCGCCGGCACATCGAACCTGATGCGCAAGAAGCGCATCGTCAAGGTGCGGGTGAGAGTCAAGGACACGCTGGGGCTGCTGATGAACGGTCGGGTGCTGGAAGACCGCAGCCTTGACGTGGGGCGGTTTGACGACGCGGTGCGCACACCGTACTCCGGCGCGCTTGGCACGGAGGAGACCACCAACTGGACGGACGGAGACCTGCTGGTTGAGTTTACCCAGGTCGATCCGGTGCCCATGAACATCCTCGGTATTGACGTCAGAATAGAGAGCAACGAATAGCATGGGCGCAGCCGCAGTCCCGATAATGGTTGGTTTGACGGTCGCCTCGACGGCTTACTCGATAAAAGCGTCGAGTGATGCCGGCAAGGTCGCCAACGCCGAGGCCAAGATCGCCGCCAACCGGGAGGGCGACGCGGCTCGCCAGCGCGAGATCGAACGCCGCCGGGCGCTGCTTCGGTCCCTCTCATCGCAAAGCGCTGCCGCAGGTGCAGCGGGTGTCGACCCCAACGCAACCCTCGCCAACGCGGACATTCAGTACGCCGCCGATGACTGGTACACGGACCAGGCCAACACGGCGTCGACCCAAGCCATGCTGCGGCTGCAGGGCAAGAACGCCAAGCGCGCGGGACGGGTCCAAGGGGTCATGACGCTGCTGGATGGCGCGCAGTCCGTTTACGGGCTGGGCGACGGCAAGTACTGGAACAAGCCGAAGAAACCCTGATGGCAGAGCGGTATCGTCAGCACATCGGCCCTGAAAGGGTTCAGGTCGGACTCCCGGATTCCGGTGGGGTGGATCTCGCCACGCAACTGTCTCGGGCGGCCAAGGAGGTCGCGGGCGCGGCGTACTCCACGGGCGCGGCGCTGGTCGAGCAGCAAGGCATCGAGCAGGGCCAGCAGGCCGGGTTGACCGGCACGCCGGACCCGCGCACCGGGATGTCGGCGTTGACGCCGTTTGGCCGCGGGTACAACTCGGCTGCGGAGGCGGCCTACAGCGCCAAGATCCAGACCGACATCCAGACCACGATTGAGCGTCTGGCGCTTGACCGCGAGGCCGACCCTGCAGGGCTGCAGTTCGCCATTGACAGCTATGGCGCAGCGATCCATGACTCAGTGCCCGAGGCATATCGCCCGCAGGTCGCGGTGATGCTCAAAGGCAAGACCGCTGTCGCAGTCGCCCGGGCGCAGGCGCAGCTGAAGATCCGCGAGGGCAACCAGATCGTTGCCAGCCACCTGGAGGGCATGGACTCAGCCCTGAAGATGGCTGTTGAAGGGGCGACCAAGCTGCCAGGGCGCGAGGGCGACGCCTACGCCATCGGCTTTGCCATCGAGAACCGCCGCCGGCTGGAGGTCATGGCTCGCGAGGGGCTGATCCAGCCGACCGACGTTGTGAAATACGACGGCATGTTTCGTGACGCCTTGGAGAAAGGGCTGACGGACGCGCCGGTCAATGCGGCGATTGAGGATCTGACGGACCTCATTCGCGAGGACGTCGAGGTTGGCGCGGCGGCGTTGGAGCAGCTTTGGAAGCGCGACGACCTGACGGATGAGCAGAAACTGGCGGTCCAGAAAGGCGCGGAGGCCGTGTTCTCTGACGTCCACTCGACCCGGTCGCGGCTGTACGCGGAAGACATCGCAGCGCTGGACAAGCGTCTCGCCTCGGAAGAATCGAGCGTCGGTATCGAGAACGAAGCTCGCCGGCTGTTTCGCCTCGGGGCGTTGACGCAAGAGGGCTTTAGCTCGCGGCTGTCTGGCAATGTCCGCAACGCCAAGGCCAACGCTGAGAAAGCGGACGACATGGCCGCTGTTCGGGCGGCGCTTGCCAGCGGGCAGGGGCTCGATCCGACTGACCCCGATGCGAAGAAGGCGGTCGACACGCTGTTTCAGGCACGGGCAGGAGAAGAAGGGCTGCTGCCGGGATCACGCCAGTGGCAAGAGTTGGCCATCGAGACGTTCCGCCAGAGCAACATCCTGCCGGCCACTGTGCTGTCGTGGGGCCGGATCAGTGCTTTGAGCCAAGACCCAGCCACCGTTGCCCTTGGCGCGGAGTTTCTGGCCAAGGCGTGGGCGGCCAACCCGACTGCGGCGCAGTACACTGCTGAGGATTCAAGGCTGCAGTCGCTGGTTTGGCAAGTTCACGAAGGGATCGCGTCTGGCGCCCCTGTGGAGGAGGCCGTTGGTCTCGCCCACCGTAACGCCGAGCAGGCCAACAACAAGGCGCTGCGCGATGAGCTGGAGCGTCGGTACGCCAAGGACAAGGTGCAGGAAGGCAACAGCCTTGCCCTTCGCGGCTTCCTGAACAGCGGGTCCAAGTTTGACCGCAGCCCTTGGTACCGGATCGGAGGCGGCGCTCCGGCAACCCCGCCGGAGATGGACGCTGAGTTTAACGCCAGAGTGAAGGCTAATTTCATGCTGAATGGAGGCGACAAGCAAGCCGCGCGTGAGCAGGCGGCTGAGCAGGTCATGTCGACGTACAGGTACACCACGATCAACGGTAAGCCCGAGATCATGAAGTGGGGTATAGATCCAAGTAAGGACGAGGTTGTGCGGCAGGATCTGAACACCGCGTTGGATGCCAAAGGCTTTACCGGAGACAAGACGAAGCTAAAACTTGTGCCCAACACCGAGACTGAGCGTAGCCGCGGCGTGTTCTGGTCGGTGGTGCCGGAGGACGAGAACGGTTTCGTGTTTGACGTCGTCCGCGGTCCAGACAACCGGCCGCTGCTGTACTCGATACCAAACGCAGACCGCTACAAGAAGGCGCGTGACGAGCTGCGCTCGAAGCGGCTGCAGGATGAAGAAGCGACAAGGCAGGAGCAGGAGCGAACTCGCGAGATCATGCGCCAGTACCAGTCTCCAATCCCGGTGGGGGCGCCCTAGTGCCTTTTGTCACCTGGGAGCAGGCCAACGCCACCCCCAACCTGCAGCTGACTCGGCCTGAAGACGAGCCTACCGCCTTGGGCGAGGGTGAGGCGCCGTCTCTGCGGGACACGGCTGTCGCTGCCGCCCGGCTCGGCAGTTACATGCCAATGATGTTCAACAGAGCCGCAGCCCCTTGGATGGACCGGTGGACAGCCCGTGGGTTGGGTGCAGAAGACCTCGGCTGGGTAAAGCCGCCGAGTCTTGAGGACATCAAAGACTACTCGCCGTTTGCCGACCCGCAACTGGAGTCCGTAGACCCGGACGACTTTCACCTGTTCCTGCGCAGCCGGTCGCCCGAGGAGACGGCGTTTCACATCCGCAAGCAGGCCGCCGAACGCCGGGACGTTGAGACGGTCGCTCGCAGTGGGTTTCTCGGCAAGGCCCTGGTCGGCGCGTTCGCAGTCACTGATCCGCTTACGCTGCTGTCAATGGCTATCCCGGCAGCGGCTCCGGTCGCTTGGGGCTCTCGCGCCGAGCGCATCGCGGCGGCGGTCGCAGCTACCGCGGCTACGGACCTCACGGTCGAGGCCGCGCTGCACGAGTCGCAAGACCTGCGGACGATACAAGACTCGCTGCTCAACGTCGGCGCGGGGGTGTTCTTGAGTTCGGCGGTCGGCGCCTGGGCCACCCGGATGCCGAAGTCTGAGTTCGACACGATGGCTCGGGACTTGCAGCGCGACATGGGCGCCCCCGACAACCCATCCGTCGGCGCCGCCCGAGTCGGTGGCGAGACCACTCTTGACGACGAAGGCATCGCCAAAGGCGGCAAGTTCCTCGCCCGCACGATGGGCCAGATCAGCCCGCTGGTCCGCACGCTGAGTTCAAGCACCAAGGAAGCGCGGGTGCTGGCGGAACGGCTGGTCAACATACCGTTCATGAAGCAGAAGAACCTGCGCGGGGTTCCGCTGGAGCAGTCCGTCGAGAGTCGCATCGGGCAGCGCGCGGTGCAGAGCCGCTTGTTCGTCGTGCAGAATTTTGACCACGCCTACAACAAGTACCGCCAGAGCGCCGGGGCTGACGCCCTCAGCCTGCGCGAATTTGGTGTGAAAGTCAGCCAGGCCATGCGCCGTGGCGACATCAGCGACATCTCCGAGGCGTCCGAGTTCGCCCGGCACATGCGCAAGATGTTTGAAGAAGACCGCAAGGCGTTCGAGGAGTTGGGCGTGCTGCCGGAGGAGATCGGCACGTTGGGCGCCCGGTCGTACTTCCCTCGCGTCTATGACCACAACGCCATCATGAAAGACCAATTGGGGTTCTCCGCCCGGCTTCGCGAGTGGTTCACCAACAACCCGAAGCGGCTGGAAGAAACCGCTGACGTCCGCGCCGCGAGAGCGCGCACGGAGGCACGGGCGCTGGGCAAGGCGGTCGACGACGCCGAAGACGCAGCCCAGCGCGCGGCAGACGACGCCGCGCTGATCAAAGACTTCGACAAGCGTCAACGCGAAGCCCTCAACACCCAGCGTGACCCCGCGGAGATCGAAAGCGCTGTGCAGGACACTATCGACAGCATCCTCGGCACGATGCGCAACGGCGCGGATCTTGGCCGGATCAGCAACCCGAGGCCGTTAAAGTCTCGCGTTCTGGACGTTCCAGACGAAGTGCTTGAGCCTTTCCTGGTCTCTGACTTCGAGCAGGTCATGCAGGGCTATATCCGCACGGTCACCCCGAACATCGAAATGCGGAAGACGTTCGGCAGCACCGATCTGGCGATCGAGAAGAAAGAGGTCAACGAAGCCTACAACGTGAAGATCGCCAATGCGAAAAGCAACAAAGAGGCGCAGCGGCTCAAAGAAGAAGCCGGCAAGGTGCAGCGCGACCTCGAAGGCATGCGCCGCCGGGTGATGAATGAGATCGGCCCCACAGGGCGCGAGAACGTTGGCTGGGTCCGCGCGGCGCGCATTGCCCGCCAGTACAACTATGTGCGGCTGCTGGGGGGCCAGACCATGTCGTCACTGTCGGACTACGGCCACGTCATCTCGAAGTACGGGCTGGTGAAGACGGGCAAGGCCACCGCCAAGTTCCTGACTAACATCTCGTACAACAAGATGACTCGGGCAGACAACCAGCGCCTCGGCACCGCGGTTGACTGGATTCTGGACACCCGTACCGGGAGCATTGCCGACATCGCGGATGACTTGAGCGGCGGCACCGGCTTCTGGGCTGGCGTCGAGCGCGCGGGGCGGACCACGTCAGCCAAGTTCACGCGACTGACGCTGATGTCGACGTGGAACTCGACGATCAAGAACCTGACGTCGATCCTCGAGCAGGACGCGATAATCCGCGCGGCGCAGAACCCGAAGAAGTTGACCCCTTACCAGCGGGCCAAGATCCCGTTCACCGACGACGAGCTTGAGCGCGTTGCGGCGCAGTTCGCCAAGCACGGCGAGACTGATGGGCTGATGCGCGCGGCCACGGGCGAGTGGACGGACAAGGCGCTGGCCAAGAAGTTTGAAGCGTTCATCATCGACGCCGGCGAGCAGATGGCTATCGCGCGCGGCGCGGGCGACTTGCCGCTGACGATGGACTCGGAGATGGCCAAGACACTGCTGCAGTTCAAGAGCTTCGGTATGGCCTCGGTGAATCGGCTGATGATCCCGGTGGCGCAGGGGCTGGCGCACGGTGACGTGGCCGCCGCTAACGGCCTGGCTGTCATGCTGGGGCTGGGCGCGCTGACCTACTACACGAAGGAGAAAGCCGCAGGCCGCGCCCCTGACCTGAGTCCAGAGACTGTCGCCAAAGAATCATTGGCATGGTCCGGTGTAATGGGTTTCCTGCCCGACCTGTCGGACCCCGCGGCGTCAGTCATGCCGGAGCCGATTCGGTCGAAGATGAGGCTGTCGCGGTTCTCCGACCGCGCGCCGTTTGAAACCTTCCTCGGCCCGTCGTTCGGTACGGCTTCCGACCTTTTTCTCGCGTTGAGCAACGCCACCGGGCCCACCAGTGACGAGGACATGACGCCAAGCCTTACCGCGTCGGACATCCACAAGCTGCGGAAGATAGTCCCATTACAGAACCTCGCGTATCTGCGTCGGATCATCAACGCGGTTGAAGGTGAGACCGCTGAAGCGATGGGCGCTGAAGGTGCCACATCACAGGACTTCTGGGATCGGGTTACGGCCGAAGAACCGGCCAAGGTTAAATAGGAACGCACATGGCATTTGACGATCTCGACGACCTGTCTCGCCGCAAGCAGTACACCGCGACTGCGGGCCAGACTGTGTTTCCATACCCCTTCCCGATCTTCGAGGACAGGGATCTTGTCGTTTACTCCAACGACACGCTTTGCACGCTGAACGCCCTCTACACGGTCACCGGAGCGGGGGGCAGTAGCGGCGGCAACGTGGTGTTCGCTACCGGGCGCTCGGCTGGTGACGTCATCACCATCTATACCGACACCCCGATTGAGCGGACCACGGAATACACGCAGAGTGGCCCGTGGACCAGCGCCCGCGCCAACGCCGAGATGAACCGGCTGGTCGTACTGGTTCAAGACCTGGCGCAGCGCGTCGGCCGGTCGCTTCGCGGCGCGGTCAAGGATGGCGCCATTGGCGAGATGGCCTCGGCAGCATCCCGCGCCAGCAAATTCTTGTTCTTCAACGCCAGCGGCGAGCCGACGTTCGTCACAGGCGACCCTTCGCAGCCTGTAACTCACAACGTCTTTCTGTCCTATCCGGTAACGGGGCAGACCGCCATTCCGGTTCCCGCCGACTACACGCCGGGCTCCTACGATCTGTCGGTGTACCTCAATGGCCTGAAGTTGGTTGTTGGCGTTGATTATGTCGAGTCTGCAGCCAACCTCATCACGTTGACATCCGCTGCCACAACCGGGGACATCATCGAGTTCTCGATCGGGGGAGTGTTCGACGTCACGCTGCCACGGGTAAACCGCGAGGAACAGTCGTTCACTGGCCTGACTTCCGCGACCATCACCCTGACCACAGCATCCTACACGCCAGGGGCGCATGAACTCGATGTGTTCTTCAACGGGGCGCTGCTGTCGCCTTCTGACTACACGGAGACCAACTCGACCACGATCACGCTGGGATTTACCCCGGTTGTCTCTGACCAGATCAGGGTGATCGTGGGGCGGGCTTCCAACGCCGTATACGTCAGTCGGGCTCAGGTCGGAACCGCGCTCTACCCGCAGTCTGCCGCCGAGATCGCTGCTGGCGTCACGCCTACCGACTATGCGTATGCGTGGGGTGACGTGCGGCGGTATGGGGCAAACACAACGGGCGACTCAACACAGGCCGTCGCAAACGCGCTGCTTGCTGCCGACGAAGTATTCTTCCCGTTCCTGTGTACTGTCAGCACTACGCTGGCAGTGACAAGGGCAGGCCAGCGTATCTACGGTACTGGCACGCAGTCTGGCGTGTCTTCTGGAATGGACGCAGGGGCTATTTTCTCCATTGCGGCCAATGACGTGACGCTTGAGGATTTCGCCATATTGGGCGGAGCGACATCGTCGTTTGCGGCGCATTACGGTATCTACTCCAGCGGAGGGCGCAGCGGTACGGTTATCAGCCGCATGAAGTTCAGCGGCACAGGGGCGTCAACCGGGCTGAACGTGGCGGTGTATGCCTCCGCTGCGTCAATGCTGAAGATCGACCGTATCGCCGTTACCAACCTGATCGGAACCGACGCTGATTCCGGGTACGGGGTGTACTCAATCAACTCTGTTGACTGCACGGTGTCCAACAGCTCGTTTACTGCCGGTGCGACAGGGGGTCGTCGGGCGGTCGTGTTCGACGGGTACTCGCGAAGATGTGTGGCTGTTGATTGCTACGCGACAGGGTTCTGGCTTTCCGGTTTCTTCCTGAACGGCTCGTTGCCGGGGTTTCCTGCGGTTGATAGCGGCTTTTCAAGGTGTTTGGCACGAAGTTGCTGCGCCAAGCCAACGGCTCTTGACGGCAGCTTTTCTCTTGCTGCGGCGCTTACGCGCCCGTTCGTCAATGACTGCCGAAGCGTCAATTCCTCGTACTGGGGTCTTTTGGCGAACGCCACAGGGGGCGCCATCACTGACTTCACTTGCACGGATCTGGCAGTGTACTCCGCTGCCCAGGAAGGCATATCACTCAAAGGGCTTACCCGCCCGTCCATATCCGGCGGCGTGGTGTCGTTCTGCGGGACGTCCAACCCCGGCTTTATATCGAACATGATCGTCGGTTCAGACGGGACAACCGCTCTGACCGGGCTTTTCGTATCCGGTGTTCGGTCTGATGGCGGTGCGTCGATACGTTCTGCGCTGTATGTGGACGGAGCGACTCTGCCGCTGCCTTCAGGCATCACGTTGGCCGGTAACGTGTTCGATGGCGGGCTTACTCAGGTAGCAGAGTTCACCGACATCCCCACGAAATCCGACCTTGTAGACGAGATAACCCTGACCGGAGCCACTCCGTCGGTTGCCGGGTTTAACCGGTTCCTGGTGAACAACGGCGGCGCTACAAGCATCACTTCGTTCCGTCACGCGGTTGAGGGGCAGACGATCCAATTGCGGTTCGCAAACGGTAACTCGACAGTGGTTAATGCAGCAGCGATGCAGCTCTCTGGCGGGTCCAACTTCACAGGCACAGTAGACGACATCCTCACGCTGCAGTACAGGTCGGCTGTCTGGTACGAAACAGATCGGAGCATGAACTGATGACCAACGCACGCAACACGGGCTTCTACGGTCGCGTTGATCCCGGCCCCGGCTACGGCACGCAATACGACTACGTTACCAGCACCGTACTGACCGCTGCGCAAGACGGGGCGCTGATCACCAACAGCGGATCGCCAAACGCCATCACGTTGACGCTGCCGCCTGCTGTGGCAGGGATGGAGTTTGCCATCCAGCGAGTGTCGCCATACGCAGTGACCGTGGAGCCTGATGGTAGCGACACGATCAGAGGGGGCGCGGGGGCTATACTGTTGCAAAGCCGCTCAACCACTGTCCTGGCCTGCCGCGCCGATGGTGCTTGGGAGATCGTCATTGGCTCTAGCGAGCGAGTCTTCGTGGTCGACGATTTTGGCGCGTCTGGCGACGGAACGACAGACGACACAGCAGCAATCAAAGCGGCGCGTAATGCGGCGGCAGCAAGTTCTATCGCGCCAACGCTCCTGTTCAGAGCAGGGGGGCGGTACAGGGTGCTGGACGCCAGCTTGATTGAAGCCTTTGACGGGCTGACCGTCAGTGGCTACGGTGCGACGATCTATGTCCCCTCCGTTGGCGTAACCGTTCGGGACGCATCTGCCACAGACACCTACACTTATGACAACGGCCTTATCTACAAGACTGATGGCGACGTATCACGGTTGACCGTCGAAGGGTTGACGCTTGAGACAGACCTCGCCACAGTCGGCCTTATCGGGATAGGTGACTCAGGAACGACAGGCGGAAGCATCGTCGGCGCAGACATCAAGATCATGGACTGCCGGCAGGACGGCGGCAATTCGTGGGTAGTGGTTGGCTGTCAGAATCTCGCCATTCACGGCTGCTACATATCCGACACGACATCCACGGCGTTGTTTGTCCCGAACAACGAGAACACCAAGATCAGCGGCAACCGTATCGAGTTTGTTGGCGTTGATCGCGCCTACGCTGACTGGGCAAACGTGGCGGCGATCAGCGGCAACAACAACAAGCACATCACCATAGAGAACAACCACATCGAGGCGACTGGCGGTACGTCAATTCTCATCCGCGCAGCCTCCAAGCCGATTACAGACGTGGTGATCCGAGGCAACACTCTGACCAGTTGCGGCCTGAGTGGTATTGAGGCGCGGGTACGGTCGAACGCCAGCGCCAACAGCTACCTGCGCAACGTCAATATATCCGGCAACGTGATTCACGGGTTCCTCTGCGCCAATATCAGCACGACACTGACCGCTGCGGCGATAACTGGCGCGGCGACGCTAACGGTTGCGTCCATAGAAGGGTTGGACGACGACGCCACTATCAGCATCGTTTTGTCCGACGCCAGCGTCCACACGACGACAATAAACGGCACGCCGACAGGTTCGACAGTTACCTTGACAGACGTGGTGGCGGCACCAGGCGCGCTGAACGGCGCGCTGGTGACAGCAGGCTCCTGTAACCACAACGGCATTGACGTGGGCACCGACAAGTCTGCGTATGAAGCCCGCGATATTGTGGTGTCAGGTAACGTGGTCAACTTCCTGAGCCCGCAGGAAACGTGGAACAACACCGACTACGACGTTGATGGCTCGGCGAACATCCACAAAGCAAAAAACAACGATCTCGGCAGCGCCCACGGCATCCTCATCTTTGGTACGGGAGTTTCCGGCCCTGTTGAGGACTTCGCCGTAACCGGCAACACAGTCACGCATTGCCCGACCGTTGGAATCCTCACGTCATACGCTATCAACGGTACGATCTCTGGCAACAGCTTGCACCGCAATGGTTGGCAGCGTGACGCTTCTGACATTCCGTATGGATCAGCGCACGGCGTTTTCTGCTCGATCAGCGCGGCGGTGAACGTCACAGGCAACACGATCAGGGAAAACAACCCAGGCTGCGACGGAGCAGCGTCAGCCCGGACGGTCGTTATACAGTCAACTGACAGCTATCTCATCAATGTCTGCGATAACGTGGTTCTTGGCAACGACACAACAACTGCGGGAGACGCATGGAGCGCCGTTGCCGTCGGTTTTACCTGCAACGCGGCTGGATTCACGCTTACCGCGTTTGCAACAGCAGCCCCGACCTGCTCGACATTTGTATCTGGAAACAGAGTGGCGGGGACGTACTTCGGTCTGACGGGCGGCGGCGCCGGCACGCACGTCAGGCATTACTCCGCACAAGGGTTCCTGACCGTCAAGGACGACGACTATATAGCCACCATAACAGCGGCATCTGGCGTTGCGGTGCTGCCTGGTGTCACCACGGTTCTGGGCGCTCGCACCTCGACCACGATGGCATTCTCGATACCCAACCCAGCGCTTGTCCCTGGCCAGACAGTGACCATCAAACATCAGGGGCTGGGCGCAGGGGACATCACCTTGTCTGCCGCAGCGGGTACGATAAACGGTGCGACGACTATAGCCGCTGACACATGGGCCGCCTATCGGGCGGTCGGCTCGGTGTGGGAACAGATAGCGTAAGGAGCCCTGATGATCTCATTCGCAACAACGCTTCAAAACAGCATCGCCTCGACGGTGCTGACGGATATTGGTGCAGCGGCAGGGTCGAACGCGAAACTCCTGCTGTGTTCGGGCACCCGGCCAGCCAACGGCGCAACCACGCCGACGCCGCTTGTTACTCTCACTGTAACCGGCGCACTGTTCGCATCGACCTCCGGGGCGGTCGGCACGCTCAACGCGCTACCGGCAGCAGCAGCCACGAGCGGCGGGGCAGGCACGGCGTGCACCTGGGCGCGGCTCACCACGTCGGCTGACGTGTTTGTCTGTGATATGAGTGTGACGGCAACAGGTGGCGGGGGCGACCTGACGATGGACAACACCACGATCATTCTCGGGGCCACGGTGACCCCCGGCACACTCACGTTGACGGTTCTCTGATGTGGGTTTCAGCCGCAGTCAGACGATGTTTCGCGGGCAGGACTCGGCTCACACCCGACCAGCCGGTAGCCCCGCCCGCGCCTAACACCGCGCCGACTGCACCGACAGAGTTGCAGGTGACAGCCACCAGCCTGACGTCCATCACGTTCAGGTGGACCGCTTCAGTGTCTACAGACGGGTTGGCGGTGATTGGATACCGGGTGTACCAGGACGGGCAGCTACTGTCGGCACAGACAGGCACCAGCCGGGCCGTGACTGGCCTGACCCCCGGAACGTCTTACACGTTTCATGTCGTCGGCTATACGTCGGCACTGGACTCGGCAGCATCTGCCAACCTTGTCGCCTCGACGCTCGCCACCGACCTGGTTCCAGACCCGTTCACTATCGCGCCGAAAACAGGTGTCGCACAATCAACGCTGACGACTTCCGACCCCGTGACGATCACCGGCATCAACGGGCCGGTGGCTGTCACTGTGCTTGTCGGTGAGTGGGACAAGAACTCGGCAGGCGCGTGGACCACCTCAGCGGGGTCGGTTGTCAATAACGACACGGTTCGGGTCCGCCACACCAGCTCAGCGAACGTGAACGAGTCGGTGAACAGCACACTGACCGTCGGCGGCGTGCAGGCGGTGTTTACCAGCACAACCGCCCCCGCGGATGCGGTCCCTAACGACTTCAGCTTCGCCAGTCTCACGGGGATGCTTCCAGGCATCCCCGCGACATCCCTGCCTGCCACGATCACCGGCATCAACGTGCCTGTCGCCATATCTGTCTCTGGCGGGACGTACTCGATTAATGGCGCCGCGTACACGGCGTCTCCGGGGACCATTTCCAACGGGCAAACGGTGCGGCTACAGCATACATCCGGCGCTGGATCATTGCAGTCCGTCACTACGACGGTCACCATAGCTGGCATCTCGCGCACCTTCACCTCAACGACGCAGTTGGATACGCAGTCGCCGACCGCGCCGTTCCAGCTCGAGCCGGTGCAGGTGACGCCGAGCAGTTACAGGATTACGTATCTTGCGGCTGATGACGACATTGGCGTCGAGCACTATGTGCTGTATATCAACGGCGTCTACCACGACTGGGCGCTAGATCTTGACATAGTTGCGTCTGGCCTCGCCCCCAGCACCACTTACACGTTCACGGTACGGGCGTTTGACATAGACGGCAACCAGTCGCCAGCCTCCAATGCCAGGACAGTGACGACGCCTGCCGATGCAGCGGCTAACAACCGCAGCCTCTCAGGGGCTTTGCAGGCCGTTGCTGTGCGGTCAGCAGGGGCGATCGCTGTCGAGGCTGTTGGCTCTCCGGGGGCGTCTATAACCGACGGCATCCTGACGGTTACAGGTTCTGGTTTCGGAACGCGCCCAGACTTCCCGCTGGTGTTTGACAACTTCGCCAGCGGCGTAGTCGGCGCCGACGTATACGGGCAACCGCCGACGCTTACCCGGAAGGACGACGCCGCATGGACGTGGGACGTTGCCAGTTCTGGGCACGACCAACCGAAATACTCCAATGCGAACCGACGTACAGCAGGGTCAAACAACGTCCTGTTGAAGTACGGGGGCAACAGCGGCGAGGCAAGCGCGTGGACATGCGCTCTGAAAGTCAACCAGCCGATGCCCGACACGGGCGACGAACTGTACTTCACCTATTGGTGGCGGTATGAGGATACGTCGTTCTCGCATACCGGGACGCAGGCGTGGTCAAGGAACACCAAGCCTTTTGACTTCTGGCCTGCCTCTGAAGGCTCTGCGCCTTTCGTCTATATCGGTATGGGCAACCCCGACGCAGGCAACGGCGAGTTGCGGTTCAACGGCATAGATCAATATGTGCCGTGGGACGCCGACACACAACTGGACCTCATTAACGGGGAGTGGATCAGGTTTGAGGTGTATCTGAAGCAGTCAGCGCCGAACACGGCAAACGGCGTGGCCGAGGTTACTGTTCACCGCACGACCAGCCCGAGCATCACGTTGCAGCTCAACGCTAATGCGACATCAACGCGCACGGCTGCGGACTCATACTGGCAGAATCTCTGGATCGGAGCGTACTCGTCGACCGAGGAGGTTGATGGCGGACCTTCCTACCTGGCGTGGTCTGAAGTGCATATGGACAATGTCTACGTAGACAACACCCGCGCACGAGTAGAGATAGGTAACGCCCCGACGTGGGCTGCGTGTACCCGCCGTGAAGTGCAGCCGCACCTGACTTGGGAGGATACGTCGATAACTGCTATAGCCCAAAAAGGGTTGTTGAGCGCGGGCGCAAACTGGGTGTACGTTGTTAGCGCCGCTGGCACTGCTTCGGCAGGAATCCCCATAACACTGGCGTAAACAATGATGACCAACTACATCCACAACCTCACTCTCTGGCTGACCGGCTTTTTCAAGCTCGGCACGCTCGCCTACAAGCCCGGCTGGAACGCATGGAAGTTCGCGCCCGTCTACCTGTTCGACGTGGGCTTGAACGTCCTCACGGGCGGCGCAGTCTGCACCGTCTCCCGCAGGGCGCAGGATCACCGCTCCGGTTGGGCATGGGACAAGCTGCTGGATGTCCTCGAGCATTTCGACGAACAGCACGGCGCGCTCGCAGGCCCGCCACTCTGGGGTTCGGTAGAGTGCAGTAAACGGGTTCAGATGTTTGTGATCGCTGCTTGGGCGGCGCTCGTCTATCTCGCAACAACGGCAAATAACTGGTGAGGCACGATGAATGAAGGAACACATGCAAAGGACGTGCTGGAATCCGGTCTATGGGATGCAGCCGGGTGGATCATTGCCACGCTGGCCGCTGCGGTGACAGCCATGATGCGCAGGACGTGGCGGAAGCTGGAAGAACGCCAGGACGAGTTGGAGCAGAAGTGTTCTCACGACCTGAACCAGCACGCCGTCGCAGATGCACGCAGTCACGACGACATCCGCAAGGAGTTGGCGACTGAGCTGAAGGAAGTCAACGTGAAAATCGACGCCTACAACGAACGGGCGGCTGGACGGTACGACGCGCTGAGTGCCCAGATGTCTACACAGCATGGGTTGCTCACGCAGCGGGTGGACAAGATCCTTCAACTGATGGCGGGAGATAAATCGTGAAATACGAGAAAATACTGATGGCGCTCATCATGCTAGGCGCCGTGGCGCTGTTCCTGCTGGCCGGTAGCGCGTTCGCCGGTCAGGCTGTCGTGACGTGGACTAACCCGACAACCCGCACGGACGGTTCGGCGCTCACGTCGGCGCAGATCGGCAGCACCGAAGTCGAGTACGGCACTTGCTCCGGTACGGCATTCGGCACGGTCACGGGGACTTCAGCGACCACGGGCGCAGGTACGAGCCTGACCATATCCAACCTTGCGCCAGGGACATACTGCTTCCGAGCGAGGACGCATGACACTGCCAATAACGTCTCAGACTGGTCGAGCATCGCCAGCAAGGTCGTTCCGGTCGCACCGCCGAATCCGCCTGTGATTGTGACGGTGGCCACGACTGCCTACGAGTTCCGCATGTACTCCGGCGGCTCGCTCAGGTTGGTACGGGCGACGGGGGTTTTGCCGCTCGGGGTTGAATGCGCGCCGATCCCCGGTCTGACGGGCTACGGCATCGTCGGCGATAGGGTTGGCAAGTGCGGGCCGGGTTGAAGCCGTGGTGGATTCGATGGGAAGAACTGACCGGCAAACGAGTACCGGACTGTTTGCGGGTGAACAATCGGACTATCAACGCCCCGCGCAAGAAGCCGCGCAAGCCGACCAGTCCGAGCTATGTCGGGCGGATATACGGGAGGAGACATGAACACCGAAACGCGACCTAACATCGTCACCATCGGCCTGATCGCAGGCGCGGTCGTGCAGATGCTGTTGTGGGCATGGAACGGCTGGCTGGCCGACAAGCCCCCGCTGACCGGGGCAGAGGGTGCGGCGTTGACGACGATCCTGACCGCAGCACTGCAATGGGCTGACCGGCTGAGCAAGCGGGCTTCCGATCACGTCCTGACCAAGTACGGTGAGCAGTGACCCCGTTCACTGCATCCGCCCGCTTGGGTATCGCTGTCGCAGCCCTGATATTTGTCTTTGCTGCCGGGTGGCTTGCGAACGGCTGGCGGCTGAACAACAAGCACGGCGAGGAACTGCGCCGGATGCTGGAGGCGGGGGTGGCTGCGGTGGCCCGCAGGGAGACCGTGATCGAGGCGACGAATGACCTGGTGGCGGACCTGGAAGCCCAAAAGGGCAAGGTCAAAATCATCTACCGCGATGCGGTACGAACCGACCCGGAGTGCAAAGCATGGTCAGAGCAGCCTATTGCCTGCCCGCGATCCTGGCAGCGTTAAATGTCTCAGGCTGCACGCGGATCATCTACCGTCCTATGGCAGTGCCTGCCGGTTTAACCGCGCCCTGCGTCCATACAGCCAGCCCGGCGACGAATGGGGAACTGTTGGAAGCCTACGAGGATGCCAAGCTGGTTATTGCGCAGTGCAACACACGGTTTGAGGCGATTAGAGGGTTGAAATGAGTTTCAAGCTGTCAAAACGGAGCCTGAAGTCCCTAGAAGGCGTGCATCCCGACCTCGTGGCCGTGGTCAAGCGGGCAATCCAGATCACGCCGATTGATTTCGTGGTGATCGAAGGGCTGCGGTCAGTCGAGCGCCAGCGGGAGCTGGTCAAAGCCGGAGCCAGCCGGACGATGCGATCCAGGCACCTGACTGGGCATGCCGTAGACCTTGCTGTGTGGCTCGGGACGATCAGGTGGGAACCCACCCCGTATCACCAGTTGGCACTGGCCGTGAAGGCCGCAGCGGTCAACGTGGGCGTTCCTATCCAGTGGGGCTTCGATCTGTGGCAGTGGGACATGCCTCATTGGCAGTTGCCGAGGCGCAAGTATCCGGGCTGACTCAGGACGCGGTCAGCCCTTTCTAGGGATGGCGGGTCGCTGACTGGTCGTGTGCCAGTAGCCGCAGCGCGGGCACTGGTACGGCCGCAGCTGATGGCCGACCCGCTTACGAGCCCGCCGCGCGTACTCCCGGCAGGTCGATTTGGTCTCAAACGACATTTTCCCGCAACTCATATCGCCAACCAATCGTCGTTGTTCAACCGCGCCACGCCAACCCGCAATGCGTCTTGCTCCACCGTCTTCTCCTTCAGAAGCCTGACCAACTTATCATCGACCGTGTCGACCGCTGATATATAGGCCACCACCAACCCACCGCGGCGCCGATGCCCTCCGGCTAACCGGGCGTTGACTTGATCAAAATGCTCCAGGTTGGCCGTAGCTGACATCCAAACTATAAGCTCCGCCCCGCTGTGCTGCAGGTTTAGTCCGTGCCCCGCCGACTCCGGGTGCAGCAGGAGCACATCCGTCTCACCTCGATTCCAGCGGTCCTCGCTGGCTTGCGAATCCAAAACCTCGACCCTTAAGCCATCGCCGTACTCTTTGGCGAGCCGCGCCTGTATGCGCGCAAGCTCTGACCGGAACGAGTACACCACGATCATCGGCCCGCTGGCGCCATCGACCTGCTCGATCAGCGCGTCCAGCTTCTCGTCGTGAAATTCGTGGAACGTTCCCTTGTCATCGGTGTAGACCGCGCCGTTTGCCAGCTGGCAGAGCTTGCCGTGCAGGGCTCCGGCGCTGACCGCGCTGACCTGACGCTCCCCAGCCTGCATGACGAACGTGCGCTCAAAGCGCTTGTACTCAGCCATAGCCTTCGGGCTGAGTCGCACCAGCACCGGCACCGGAATGACCCGCGGCAAGTCCATGTAGTCAGACTCGTTCAGCGAGAGCACCACGTCAGCCACCGCCGCGTAGATCGCCTCCTGCGCGCCCTTCTTCAGCGTCCACTTGTACTCGCCATACCCTGGTTTGTTGAACCACCGCTCACGGTACGCTGTCTCGGTGGCCCCGAGCCGCTGGCCCCGGTCGATCAGGTACATCTGCGCCCACAGGTCCGGCAGGCGGTTGGGGGCTGGCGTCCCGGTGAGTTCGACCAGGCGCTTGCACAGCACACGGAGTTGCCGCATCGCCTTGAAGCGGTTTGACCCTTGCGTCTTGTAGCTCGATGACTCGTCCAGCACCACCATGTCGAAGGGCCACGCCTTGACCTGCTTCTTGTTCTGGATGATCAGGTCGCGCAGCCAGCACAGGTTCTCGCGGTTGATGGTGTAGACGTCGGCCTTGGCGCGCAGCGCGGCCAGCCGCTGTTCGGGCGTGCCGAGGATCTTGCTGACCTTGAGGTGGCGGGTATGCTCCCACTCGGCGGCTTGTTCGTGCCAGACCGAGCGAGCCACGCGCAAGGGGGCCACCACGAGCATCTTCTTGACCTCGCCGGCCTGACGCAGTTCGTCGTAGGCGGTGAGGGTGGAAATCGTTTTCCCGCCCCCAAGGAAAATCCACCCGGCGCAATGCGTGTGGTCCTTGAACCACTCGACGGCGCGGGTCTGGTAGGGGCGGAAGTCAGAGCGGCTAAGCATACGAGTCTATGATGGCGCGCCCTGTGTCGATGTCGTCAACAACGTAGACGGTCAGCCCGACATCGCGCATCTCTTTGTGCTCCTTGGCCTGCAACTCGGTAGGCTGCTCGCCTGTCGCCTTAAACTCGATGAACCAGATTTGGCGATCCCACCCGAAGATGAAGTCAGGCGCCGACCGGCGATGCTGGCTGACGAACTTGCGCGCCCAGAAACCTTTCTTGCGGGCATAGGCGACCACGTTCTTTTGAATGGGGCCTTCTCTCATTTTACTTCCTGTAACGAACCCCAACCCAACCTTCAGCCTTAACTGGCAGCCCCTTCGCCCATTCTGGCAACCGGCACATCAGCGCCGCCGCCTCGTCCAGATCGCCAGAGTCCACTTCCATGACCACCTCGTCATGCACGGTCAGGACCAGGGGGTAGCCGGCCGCCTCCAACTCGAACATACCGTTGACCAGCAGGTCGCGCGCAATAGCTTGCACACTGTTTTCGCAGTTGTGGACGATAAACACCTCTCCGGCGTCGCCACGAACCGTGAAGCGATTGCGCGGCCCGACGTTGGCTATGTCGTAGGTTCGAGCAGTCTGCTCTCCGGCCAACCTCTTTTGATCCTTTCGAGGATCGTTGTATTCAGAAGCCCGGCCTTTCTGCCGGCTTGAGTGACCGTCATCAGCCCCCAAAGGGTATTTATCTTTCGGTTCATGCGCGTATTGTTGGCCTGCTCCCTGTACGTAGCCCACCGACAGTTCTCGGGCGAATACCCCTTCGCGTTGTTCACCCGCTCCAAGCACAGCCCTGGCTGATATCCGCGCTCCATGTCTGCCCAGAAGAACGCAAAGCCTTTCCGCCAGCGTGCGCAAACCCGTATACCCCTGCCGCCATAGTTGTGCCATGCCTGATGAGACGGCAGCCGACAGCGGTCGATCATGCTTCGATACACCCAGTACGCCGGGTGCTTGGACAGGCCGTGTTGCGTGTTGCCCGCGGCAATCAACGCGCCGGTCTTGCACCCACATGACTTCGGTGAAGGGCCGCGGGCTCGAGTCAATCCGGCCCCCTCGGCCACCGTCTCTTTCCCGCACTCGCACCGCAGAACCCAGAACGTCTTGCCACGCTCGCTGTGAGAGTACCGGAGAACAGTCAGGTAGGCGAACTTGCGCCCGCTCAAGTCCTTGGCCCGATGCCATAGCTTCGGCGGTTTTCCAGCCTTCATTCGACAGTACCTCGTGATCAGAAGTCATCCAAACGCCCGCGTAGCGTATTACAGGCTTGACCCCTTGATCAAGTAGCTTACCACCGTAAACCCAAGCCGCTCCGTCCCACAGTCTGGCCCCCTCACGGTACTGGCTAATCGGCAGCCACCCTTTATCAGTGAGCACTTCCGTGTCCCCCGCAAGGCAGAGCTTCCCGCCATACGTTCCGACCCTGCACCAGCGGCGCGTGTACGTGTCCACGCCCATGTATGTGACTTGGCCGTTCTCGTCGATCTCCGGGTCGAGGTAGTACAGCTTGCGGCCCGACGGCAGGCGCATCACCAACCAACGGTCTTTCACACAGAAGACGATCCGCTTGGACGGCACACCGAACGCCTGCCCAGGGTTACCGACCGCTGCTTTGGCCGCGGTCTCGATGTCGTACCAGAACTGGACGATGAAGTTGTTGGCCTTGCGCCAGTCGTTCTTGATCTCGTTGGCCCGCTCCTCGGGGATGTCAACGCCGAAGTTCTTGGCCATCTTGGCGAACGCTGCCTGACCACCCTGGTAGCCCAGTGCCAGCACGGCGACCTTGCCGATGAACCGCTGGGCCTCGGTGACCTTCTCCAGCGGCACCCGGTAAATCTGCCCCGCGGTGTACTCGTAGACCTTGCCGTGGGTGGCGAACACGGCGAGGATGTCGCGTTGACCCGCGAGCCATGCCAGCACCCGGGCCTCAATGGCGCTGAAGTCCAACGCCATCAGGTCTTTCCCCTCAGCGGGGATGATCATGCCCCTGACCGCCGAGGCGAAGACCTTCATAGGGTCGGCCGGGTACAGATCTTTGACCCACTGCAGGTCACGCAAGGCGAACGCCTCGATCGCGGTCGGCACGTCCTTGATCACCGGGCGGAACATGTTTTGAAGCTGCACGAGCAGCGAGGCCCAGCGGCCGGTTGCCGCTCCGTGGTACAAGAGCATCCCGCGCAGGCGGTCGTCATCGCCAACCGAGGTCTCCATCGCCGTGTACTTGGCGACCGCGGCCATCGCATAGGTCGACCGAAGGCGCAGCACCTGGCGCACGTTCTCAGGACACGCCTCGTCCTGCAGTGCCACGTCGACCGAGGCTTTCTGCAGATCGACCAACTGCGGGTAGCCGTGCTTGCGCACCCAATTGGCGATCTCGGCGGTCTGGGTCGGGTTGCAGCCCGTCCACTCGATGCACAGTTTCTTCAGTTCAGCCTTGTACTCGGCGATCAGAAACTGCACGTCGGCAATGGCTTTGCGGTCCAGCCGCACGCCGCGGTCGTTGATCAACTGGTCGAGCTCCCAGACCGCCTGCTCTCTCGGGGTGAGGTCAGGGAGCCGGCGGTCGAGGTCACGTTCGGCCCGCACGTCGTCCACGCAATACGCGGCCAGGTCCGCGTACTTCTCCGGGTAGTCCGCCATCTCGTAGCGGTGCTGCTTGCCAGTACGCGGCTTGGCCAACTGAAGCATGTTGGCTCTGCCGCTGGCCATCTTGGGTCGGGTGCCAATAGCCTTGCAGGCGTCCTCCAGGGAGCGCGGCAGGCCGTGTGCCGCCGCTTTGGCTGCGGTGCAGACCATGCGGCTTGGCCGCAGGACCGGGAAGCCGTGACGCCGTCCGACGTGACCAGAGAGAACGGCTCTCTCGAAACTCGCGTTGTGTGCGTAGACCGTGGCGCCGGCTTCGAGAGCGGCGAGAAGGTCTGCCGGCGCCTGCTCGCCAACGTGCGCGGGGGGCACCCTCAGCGCGGCGGGCACGTCTGGAACCGGCCACCAAGTCATCACAGGCCCGTCGTCGATGGCGTAGCAGACGACCAGCAGTTCGGTGCTGTAGTCGTTGGCGTGGCGGTAGAGTCCTTCTTTCTTGAGGTCCGCTTCGCTGTAGGTCTCGATGTCGATGTGGACCTTCATATCGCCAGCCAGTCCTCAGAGTCCGCAGGCTTCGATGAACGCCGCCGCGACTTGCGGGACGATGGCATTGCCAAGCCCCTTCAGGGCGACGGATCGAGACGGGAACGCTTTGGTGAGCGGGTTGCAGGCCATGATTCCGAAGCCTTCAAAAAGACCGGCGTCCCATGCCCGTTGAACCTCTTGACCACAAGCGGATCGCCGTAGCGACGGAACCGACTGTAGTGCGTGTTGCACAGACCCAAGTGACGGGCAGGCTTCATACACACGGAGCAGACCCTGGGCCGTCGCGTCGTCTCCTTCCAAGATTGCCAGTGAGTACGCATGTGGCAAGTAGCGCACAACGTCTCCAAATTCGAGCGGTCGTTGTTTAGCGGGTTCTCGTCTTTGTGGTGCACTTGGAGCCGCTTCATTGATCCGCACTTCGCGCACGCCGCTGCTTTCTCCTTGGCCGACTGGCGACGGCTGTTCTTTGGGGTTGGAACCTTGATCTGTCCCTCCATCCACGCTGCCATGCACGCACGGTTGCAAAACGTCCGACGCATGAAGGTCGGGCGATCTTCCAGCGCGGCTCCGTACCGCTTCCGCTCCATCTTCATGCCGCAGGATTTGCAGTGCTTCGTCGGGACGGGTAACGGTGGCCTCGGCATTCACTTCTCCTTGCGTGGAACGCAGTGAAGCCATTGTATGGGGTATCCCATCAGGAAGCAAGGCAAGACGGGCGACAATGCGCCGCGATTTCCCGTCTGCGCAGGGAATCCAGACGCTGTTTGACCAGCTATCGCCGCCTGCCTCGGCAACTGGTCGATCCTGGTCCGTGTCGAGCCATCCGGGTTCGTGCCCGTCGTCGCCATGCCCGGCGTATCCTTCCAGTCCCTCGTCGATGGCGTGACCCAACCTGCGAGCGAGAAGGATTCCGTCGAGTTCTGTGTATTCGTATTCGTCATCTTGCGTTGGCCCTGGACATTCGCAGTCGTTGCTGTAGTCGAGTCCACAGATTGAGCATTCGTCACCGAGTTCTCCGGGGTCACCTCCGAGACAGTCGGCTGCGAAGGATACGCGCCGCCAGCCGAATGAGCCCGCAGTCGCAAGTTCGCTGGATCCCGTTTCAGTTCCGATGGGCTGAGTGTTGAATGCTTTCCGTCCTGCACGGTCGGCGTTCCCCACCCAAAACAATCGCTGCCGGATATGCGGTGCGCCGACGCCCGCAGCGCACAGATCGGCGGCCCCGACTGCATATCCCATTGCTTCCAGGTCAGTGCGTACTCCGGCGAGCCAACCCCGGCCAGCACGACTCGCAACCTGTTCGCCAAAGACGACTGAAGGGCGACACTGGCGGATGAGCCAGGCGAAGGCAGGCCAGAGGTGTCGCTCGTCAGCAGTCCCTTTTCCTTTGCCTGCGACGCTGAAAGGTTGACAGGGGCAGGAGCCTGTCCAGACTGGCTTGTCGTCGGGCCATCCAGCCAGTCGAAGGGCGTAGCTCCAGCCACCGATACCGGCGAAGAAGTGGCACTGGGTAAATCCAGCCAGTTCGCTTGGGAGGACATCTTCGATACTCCGTTCATCGACCACGCCGTCTGCGATGTGGCCCTGCTTTATCAGTTCACGCAGCCACGCGGCTGCGCCAGGATCGTGTTCGTTGTAGTACGCGCTCACTGCTCCCCCTCCGCCGGCTCCAGCAGCTTGATGTACAACTGCCCGTTCAACGCTTTGAGCAGCAGAGGTTCCTGCGCGTCGTCAACCAGCAGGATCGCGTTCACGCCGTCCTCGACACACAGCGACGCCGACCAGTTGCCCGCTGGGATCTCGACGAACTCGCCAAGGGCGGTGATCATGACCTTTCCTCGCAAAAGATACCGCACTCGACAGTCATGCTTTTCATGCTTCGCCCTTTGGCGTCTGGCGGCAACTCATCCAAGAACAGGCGCTTGCCCTTGTGCCGAACCAAGCGGGCGCCAATGTCGCGTGACTGCGCAGCGCGGTGCGCGAACACGTCGGGGTGCTGCTGTCTGACGTGGTTCCAGTACGTCGGGCTCGTGGCCTTGACACAGCCGATACAGTTCGCGTTCGGATAGCCCTGCGCGTAGACGCGGGGAAGCGCAATGCCTGCTGCCTTGAGGATGCGAAAGCATTCTTGTTTGGAGATGAAAGCGTCGAGCAGTATGGGCAGGACGTTGTCCCGCTCCGTCAGCCGAAAGCGGTCGTACCTGCCGCGCTCGTCCGCCGTGAATCCAAGGACGTGCCAGTCCGCGTGGTTGCTCTCCTCCCACTCCTGCCTGGCGCGCTTTTTCAATTCAATGGTGCAGGGGGCGCCCGTCGGCCCGGACATGAACCGCCGATCACCCCACACCTCCACCGCTGACGCCATCGGGTATTTGCTGTTTACCGCCGTCTCTACAGTGACGCCAAGCCACCGCTCTACATCTTTCAAGAAACGCCGGTTGTCCTCGTCTTCCTCGGCGACCGGGTTGTTGACCACTCGAATTGTCGCCAGTGCGCCGTAGTATTCGATGGTCTTTTTAGCCGCAACGGCAGACGCAGCCCCGCAAGAGAACCAGACCGCGATGGTGTCTCCATGAAGAACGTCGCTCACGCGGCCCGCGCCTTCGGCGGTGATCATGCCGCCGCCTTGGGCGGTTCGGGCGGCCCGCCAAACGCCTCGGGAAGCGGGCCGCTGGCTGGGTACGCCCCTTGGATCACTGAGCCGTAAGGGATGTTGCGCGCGGCACTGATCCCCTTCACCGCGTCAGCAGGGCTGGTGGCGAAGATCACGTCTTTGCAGGGAATCAGGTATCGCACGATGTACAGTTGCGGTTCGGTCATGCCCTTACCCTGCGTTGAAGGACGAACAAACGACCAGCCCTTCTTTGAGCCCTTTGGCTGCGGTGCCGATGAACTTGACCGTGACGTTCGCAGGGGACTTGGCCCATGTGCTGTCATCGCCCCACTCACCGTACGGCGACGGGCGAATCTTCCGCGCCTTGCCTGCAGTCGGGGCGACCACGACGCACGAATCGTAAGCGTCGTAGTTTCTGCTCTCGTCTTGCGTCAGCAAATACAGCTTCATCTCGCTCTCCAGAAAAAGAAAGCGGGGCCGTAGCCCCGCCAAACCCTCAGATGTCGAAGTCGGCCCCAGCGCCAGTGTCAGCGGTGTCGCCCAGTGCCTCGAACTCGGCCTCTGCGTCCACCGGAGCCACGCCAAACGCCTGGCCATCGCGTACAAACTGCACGGCGCGCAGGTTGCAGTTGATGCGCTTGCCGAACGAGTTGTTCTGCGTCCACAGGGTTACCGTCGCGTTGACGTAACACCCTGAGTAGGGCGCACCCCGATCCCCTTCAGCCACCGGGTCGCGCTTGCCGTTGACCACCACCGGGCGATTGGTGTTGGACGCGGTCAGGATGATCATGTCCTTCCACCCGTCGTAGCTCTTGGTGTTGCCGTTCTTGAGGCACACCCGGTCGGCGCCCAGCTTCTCGCCGGGGAACGCTTCCCCCGCCAGCTTCTGCATTGCCGCCTTGATCTCCGCGATAGTCGCAGCGTGAGCCGTGTTGCTCGGGTCGAGGATGAACGATGCCCGGTAGGTGGGCTTCAGCCCCGGCGAGAACGCCTTGGCGACGAACAGATCGGCAAACGACAGCCTTACGTCCTTGAGCTTGATCACGTCACTGGTAATGGATTTAGCCATTGTCATCTTCTCCTATGCCATCAAACTCCGCATTTGGATCGAGCACCATGACAGGCCGCGGATCAGAGCCCGGTGCCAAGGTGGGTTTGCCCTGCGGCTTCACGACCAAGTCGGCCTTCTTCCACAAAGCATGCTTCTTGCCTGCCACCTTCTCCGCAGCAGGCGGGGTCTTCAGTTTCTTCTCGTAAAGGTCGGTGACGCTGAGCCCAGCATCGCTCCACACCTTGATCAGCTCAGGCTCCGTCAGCCCCCACTTGCGGTTGCTGCGCCCTTCGACCAGCTTCCAGTCCCCGACCCGGCGGCCATGCCCGATCTCGGCGAGCGCATAAGCCTCGACCTCGGCGCACCACTTCTTGACGTTGCCGATGGCGGTGAGGGCCGCGGCCACTTCGTCGTTGGTGAGCAAGGCACGCGGCGTAGCGGTCTTGGTTGCAGCGTCCTCAATACTCTCGAACTCGCCCACCACGGTTTGGAAAACAGCTTCTGCGCGTACCCTGCAGGTCGTCTTGATCCGGCACCACTGACACCACGACCCTGCCCGTACTGCGGCGTCGCGGTCGCAAGTCGCTGCCGCTCCGGGGCGGACGATCGAATCCGCCCACGCAAGGAGCGAGGCGCGGTCAATCGACCAGGTGTCGATATGGTCCAGCCGGGGCTGGTGTACGCAGAGCGTGAAACTCTGGAAGTCGTAGAGCCAGTCCCACTCCTGCAGCAAGCCCAATGCGTAGAGCTTCAACTGTGAGTTGTCCGTGGCGAAGACCTGCACACCCTTGCCGTATTTGAAGTCGGTGACCACCGCCTTGCCTGGCTGCATCCGGGCGTCGTCGAGAGTGCCGAAGCCGTTCGGCACCCAACGGTCAAAGCAAACCCTGACCTCGACAAGCCGGTCGCCGGGACTTTCGTTGACGTATTCAACGAACGCCTCGACGCAGTCGAGCATCTCTTGCGTGACCTCGACACCGTCGATGATGGAGCCGACAGCGGGCGACGTGCCGTGCAGGCGCAGCCCTTCGGTCAGGTTGTGGGCGACCGTGCCCTCTTTGGCATGGCTGCTCTCTGTGTCAGGCGCCCCCGCGGTGAGGGCGACAGAGCCGGGGCAATTGAGCCAGCGTTCGGCGCTTGACGGGCCGAGGGGTGAGTGGGCGGTCACGTCAGCGACTCCCGAAGGGCCTTAACCCACGCGGTACGCTGGTTGGCACGGGCAACCTCTTTCGCGTTTTCGGCCGTGTGGTACTGCACGCCCCTGCGGGCCTTGTCGTATTCGCTGGCAAACCACTCTACACCAGAGACCGGCCGCGGCTTGGCTAGATCATAGCAGTCAAAGTCGATGCTCTGGCGTATCTGCTCGCGCATGAACTCGCGCAATCCGTAATGGTCTAGAGTCGGCGGCACCCAAGCCTCGACTTTGGCCAGCATGGCTTCGTACTTCTGCCGAAGATCGGCGATCTTTGCGGCCGACTGCCTCCACGATGCTTCCGCTGCAGCGTTGTACGCCTTGGCCTCGCGCGCCAGATCGAGGGGGCCCATACCTTCCAGTTCGGCAAGACGCGCCTCTACCGCGATCAGCGCCTTGGCGTGGTAGTCAGAAGGATCAAACTGCTCGGGGATGATCTCACCGCCCCCCGGCTCATCGCGAAGCAGGACGCAAGCCCCAAACGCCCGAGCGCAATCCAGCGCGAACGTCTTGAAGTCAATCCCTTTGGCAATTGCTGCCGTATATCCGGTAGGCATCGTTGTTCTCCTGGTAGTGCAGTGAAAAAGCGACCCGCCCTCCCAGACGGGTCGCTTGCGGGGCTACGCCTTGGCGGCCGCTTCGACGACCGCAGTGAACTTGGACTCGTCCAGCGACTTCAACGTGTCGCAACCCCCGGCGTCCTTCAGGACTTTCCGCGCCAGTTCCGGGTTGCCGTGCTTCTTCTGCAGCGCGACCAGTGCCGAGCGCACGTCTTCCCGGGTGTAGACCACGGCTGCGGGGGCGTCCACCGGATCTTCATCGAGGAACGACCCCTCGCTGGGCGCGTCACCGAAGTCGATACCGGTGTCAACCGGCGGGGCCGTCGGGGCCTCCAGTGCCTCAACCTTGGCCGGACGACCGCGCTTGCGCGGCTCGACCGGAGGGGCTGCTTGCGTGGCGGGTGCGGGCCCCGTGGGCACGCCGTAGACACGCAGCAGTTCATGGGTGGCTTCGGCGGCCACAGCGATACGCTCAAGCAATGCTTCAATAGACATGACGACAGTTCTCCATGTGGGTAAACGTAATACGACGCGACGCTATCACACGCCGCAAGAGGCGGTCAAGGATATTTGTACTCCTTCAGCAGTTGTAGATAGTGAATTGCCTTGTCGATGTCCTGCACGCCGCCTTTGTGCCCGTGCCGGCAGACATACTTGATCACGTTGCCTTCCAGAAAGCCCAGGTTATTTCGCGTGATGAACTCGGCAGGTTGGATGGCAAAGTTTTTGTAGTGATCCCCGCCTACCTGCACGACACTCGGCTTGCGCAGGCTCTCGATGCCCGTTTGTTCCTTCTCAACAATAGTCCAGCTACTCATCATCTTCCTCCAAGTTCTCCCAACCCATTCCGCGCACCCATTTGGCGACGCGCACCTTGTTCCGATCCAATCGCAGGCAGGACTCGGCGATCTCCGGCTCGAGGGCTGCACTGCTGGACGCATCAACCGCGTCCTCGTCAGCGGGCAACCAGCCGTCGAAGTAGCGGCAACGCCAACACGGAGGGCAGTCTTTGCTGCCCCGTGGGAGGGCGTTGAGGTTTAGTGGCGTGCCTGCCGTGCCGAATTCCGGCCCACGGCGACGCGGCGACACGGCTTTCGGTTTGTCATCGCCGGCCAGGTAGCGAAACAACTCCTCGGGCTCCACGACCGGCGACAACGCCTTTCGCGCCTCGATCAGCAGATCCTCAAACCATGTCACCCACGCGCCCATCGTCGGGTCAAACGTATCGCGGCGGTGCCACGCCATCGCAATCGCCTGGCGGACCAACGCCTCACGGTAAACCCCGCCGCGACCAAGCGTCACCCTTCCGGCCCGCTCCACCATACGCGACAAGTTGCTGTTGATCAGTGCGCGGAAAAGCCGTAGTTCGCGTTCGTCGCTCACTGGTACGCCTCCGGCACCACGATCGGGCTGATGTACTCCAAGTAGTACCTGACGGTTAGCTCGCGCTGAGCCTGGATACGCGCCACCGACGGCGGCCACATATCTCTCGACTCTCGGGTGGCCCGTTCCCGCGCCATATCCAACAGCTTTTCGTAGTTCATGTGCCCTAACTCTCAAACGTCTCATCAGTGACTGTCGCTGCACTGATCAGCGACACCGTTTCGGCGGTCGGCAGGTACAGGTAGCCTTCAGCCACCAACCGTTGCAACGACCGGTTGGCGTACTGGCGGCGCAGGTCGCGTTTGCCCTCCTCGTGCGGCATCTGGGTAATGGCTCGGTCCAGCAAGTCGGTCACCGTGATCACCTCGCCCGGAGCCATCAACTCGGTGGCCGCGTAGTAAACGGTGGCCTTCTGACCGGTGGGTGGCTTGCGCCGAGCGTCAGCCGGCGGCAGTTCAACATGCTCCACGACGCACGACGTTATGGTGTCGCCGTCATCATCCACCCCGACCGGTATGGGCAGGAGTCGGAAGTCCCAGGTAGCGCCGTCCTCGCCGTCTTTCAGCTTGGAGAGGCGGGCTGACCGGAACTCGCCATTGCGGGTGACTTCGATCTCGACATCTGCGGCGGCCTTGAGGCCAGACCAGCCTCTGGCGCCGCGTGACGCATCCTTGCCGGAGTGGTGGATCAGGACCACCATCGCGCCGTTGCCCTCGCCCCATGCCTTCTCAGTGGCTTTATGGAGCCGCTGGCAGTGGTTCAGCACCTTACCCATGTCCTCGCCAGCGTTCTCGTTCGCCCCCGGCGTAGTGGCGCTGAGCGTGTCGACCACCACGAGGCTGACCTGCCCCCATGCCAGCACCCCGCGGATCAGGGCGTCGGTGTCATCCAGCAGCAGCAGGTTGGGGGCGTCAGGCACCACCCCGGGCATGGCGGCCATCGGCACGCCGGTCTGCGCGACGTATGCCTTGAGCCGTTGACGGAAGCCACCAGCCCCCTCGGCCACCACCATGACCGAGCGGCCTTGCCGGGTCTTGTGCTTGCGCCACGGCTCTCCTTGCTGGATGCGGGCCACGAGGTCCAGTATCCAGAACGACTTGCCGCTGCCCGACTCGCCGTAGACCACGGCCAAGCCGGCTTTGGGCAGCACCCCCTTGACGATCCACTCCAAATCCCCCTTGGCGGCGAACTCGGTGGGCGGAATAACGGTGAAACGGTTCGGGTCTTTGGGCAGGGCGGGCTTCGGGTTCGCTGCCCTTATCGCTTCGGCTTGGGCGGCTTCAGCGGGGGAGGGGTCAGGGAGAACTTCGAAATCCTGCTCAGCTTGTACTGCGCGCACGGCGGGCTCCGCCGCAGCAAGAGATGCCATAGCCTTGAAACTCGGGAGATCGGTAACCGGTCCACCCGGTACAACCCCTGCATCATGTCCGCTAAAGCGATGGAGTCGCACGAGGTCAAACGAATTGTGTTGTCCTCGTGCCGGGTCAGTATCATGGTGAGAGTGGAGTTTTTGCCCATTGTCGTAAACCACCGCCCCTTCGGGTCGGCTGCCTCCTGTGTAAGTCATGCGACCTCGAATCGAGGTCGGTTCATACGGCAGATTGAACTTCTCTATCGCCGCGTAAATGTCAAAGGCACGGCAGAAATCACCGACGATCCCCGGCTTCTCTGCTGGCGGTATAGCCGTCGCCGCTGTGTGCGTCGAGTCGCCATCAGCTCGCCGCGGCCACTCGTTGCGGTCCTCCCAGTTGCGGTACTCCGCCAGCACCGAGTCCACGTCCAGCCACTCACCGACATGCCGCCTCGCCTTGAACGGTCCGCCAGGTTTGCGCGTCGCAAGGAACATCATCTGCCCTGGGACGTGTGACTCTCTTGATGCCAGTTCGATGCCTGCCCGTGCTGCCACCTTGCGCGACACGGCGCCGAACTCGTCCGGGCTCATGGGTCGGTTGGTCGGGATGATGACTCTCAGGCGGGGCTTGGCGGCGGTGTGGCTGGCCGTGGTGTAAACAACATACTCGATGTCGGCAAAGGCTTTCTCGATGGTCGCCACGTCGGCCCGAGTGATGTTGTCATAGTCCAGCGTCAGGGCGTGGCGCTCGACAAGGTTCTTGCTGTCCCGGTAGGCGGGCTCAAAGCGCGCCGGTATCGACCAGCCGGCTGCGGCTTTGTCTGTGGCCTCGTCCGGGGTCTTGGTGAACAGGTCAGCGTAACGGTCCCACGGGATGGTGACCGTGCGCTCGATCTGTGCCATGTGCTTGCCGCCGAAGGCGACGGTCAGTTCGCGGCTCATTCAAACCCCATGATGTCGATTATCAGCCACACCGCGAAACGAGCCAGGAGGTAAAGCCCTGCGAGGCCGAGCACTATGCCCCCGAGAATCAACAGCCCTGTGATCATCTCCGCCGCCCCTTCTTCTTCTTCGGTACGTGGTCTATGTCCGTCGCTGCGTAGTGCATCATGTACGCTCTAGACCCTTTCCCTTGCCGCGGCACCGGGGCCATGAACATTCGGATCGAGCCTTCCTCGCGCATTACTTCACGCATACCGCCCGCCATGCAGGAAAACCCGGCAGCTTTCAGCTGCGCCATTGTGGCAGGACCGTGCTGCCGCAGCCACTCCTGGGCTTGACGGGCGCGGGTCACAACCCCATCCTCTCGTTGAGCCGCTTGATGGTGGACAGCAGGCCGCAGTCGCACTTGTCGCCAGAGTGCCGCAGGTAACAGCCGCCGTCATGCTGCGCGAACTCTTCCAGATCGTTGCAGAGTGTGGTCAGGGCTTCGATCTGGTCTTGCAGGTAGCGAACGGCTTCGGCCAGTCGCTCGTTCAGCGCCACCGCCCGGGCGCGGGTGATTAGGTCGGCCATGGGGCTATCCTCTCCTCACAGTTACCATCCTGCACAAGCGGCGGTGGCTCCATCATCACGGCCCTGTCGCCGCTGACCGGAGCTGTCCGGCGCAGGCAGTCGGTGCAGGGATACCCGTAGTTGTGTCCACGGCAGCGGGCAACGTCGTTTGGCAGGGATTGTAGGGTGGTCACTTCACACCTCCCGCATTCAGCTTCCTGATCCTGCGTACCATCGTGTTCCATGCGCTGATGGCCTCGCGCTCACTAAACCGACGCGGGCCTGCTATCCACCCGCGCTCCACGCCTTGCAGTACGCGGTAGACTGCTCCGGTTGTTAGGGCAACCTCCGGCTTCCCGGGGATTCCTGCTAGGCGTTCGATTTTCATTTCAGTTCATCCTTGTGCTTCAGGATGATGCTGATGATCTTCTGGTGTTGGTTATCCATAGTCACGTCTCCTTCTGGTTGTGAAAATTTAGCCGCGTCTACCTTTGTCATGATTCAAACACCCGGCGCAGTTCGCTGGCTTGTGCGGCCCGCGCTGCGGCCCTCGCTGTGCCGGCAAGGCAGGCGCACGCTGCGGTCATTGCTGCGGCCCACGCTGCGGTCATTGCTGCGGCCCTCGCTGCTGCCAGTTCGGCGTCGGTCGCCTGTCCGTGCGCGTACCGCTCGGGCACATCGAGCGTATCCAGACTGCGCTGGTCTGTCATCAGGTCCTGCACCTGTCGGGCGCACCAGTCGGCGAACAGTCGCCAGTCTTTGTTGTACTCTGGCGCAGACCGCAAACACCAAAGCGCATCATCCAGCCCGTTGCTGTCGAGGATAGTCATGAACGCCAGCGGCTCGTCGTCAGCAGAAGCTTTGCCGAGACTGGTGAGCAACATCTGCCAACCAGCTTTACATGGGTTGTGCTCGCGGATTTTGTTCAGGGTTGTGTATTTCATGCCATCTCCTCCCATTTCCTCACCGCCTTACTCAGCGCAAGCATCCCGGTAATCACCGGCTGCCCGTCGCGGTCGCGTTTGATGTGGATGCCCTGAGCCGCCTCCACCACGTCCAGCAGGGCGGCGTACTGGCGAACGGCATCACTTGCCATCGCGTTCGCTGCTGCGCGATAGCACAAATCAGCACTGCGAGTCACCTTCGCCGCCTCCGCCAGCAGCTTGCGGGCTTGTTCTAGTTTGGTCATTCCGTCCACTCCGTTGCGTCAGTCGTGTACTGCGGGTACACCGTCTGCAAATGCTCAAAGCAGCAGGCGTAGGCGATCCGCTTGCCCATCACGTTCACAAACATGCGGCGCGTGCGGCAGTCGCAGTGGCAGCACTCGCCATCCTCGACGTTGATGCCGCTGATCGCAACCTCGTAGTCCATCGGCACAGTGGCCGAACCGCTAAACCTGTTCATTGTCACCTCCCTCCCCGCACTCCCGCAGCACATCGCTGCACTCTGCCTCCATCGCCATGCAGACCCTGCCCATGCAGGGATGCATAGTAATCGGGCAAATTGACTCCCGCGCCTCAGCTTCAGTTTTCATTTCCTGCACTCCTCAATTATCCGGTCAATCATGGCGTTCCAGTCGGCGGCGGCTTCTGCTTCGGTGGGGCAAGATTTACTCAGCACCCGGCGGGTGTTGAATTCGTTTGCACCTTGCGATACCCAGTAAACTTCATCAAATCCAGAATTCATCTCAGGCTCGCCTTCATGCCCCGGCAGCCGCTTCAGTTCGATGGCATTCACGATTGCACCTCCAAGCGCGACCGTATCAACGCGATTGCCAGCGTGTAGTCTTGTGCGTGCTGGTTGTCACCGTGCGTGGCGTTGACGGCCCGCTCAAAATCATCAAGCGAGCCGGAGAAGCATCCGGTCGTGATGCGGACGCCGATCACCCCATCCAGCGTAGCCGTCAGTGTCGCAGAGCGTGACCCGATAGGCCCGATCTGCATCCACGCATTGCCGTAGACCCACGCATTGCCGGAGACTCGCGCGTTGCCGTAGACCCGCGCATCGCCGGAGACCTGCGCATTGCCGTAGACCTGCGCATTGCCGGAGACCCACGCATCGCCGTAGACCTGCGCATCGCCGGAGACTCGCGCGTTGCCGTAGACCCGCGCATCGCCGGAGACCTGCGCATCGCCGGAGATCTGCGCATCGCCGTAGACCTGCACGTCGTCGTAGACCTGCGCATCGCCGTAGACCTGCGCATTGCCGGAGACTCGCGCGTTGCCGTAGACCCACGCATTGCCGGAGACTCGCGCGTTGCCGTAGACCCGCGCATCGCCGGAGACCTGCGCATTGCCGTAGACCTGCGCATTGCCGGAGACCCACGCATCGCCGTAGACCTGCGCATCGCCGTAAACCTGCAAATTGGCCTCGCTCTCGATCCATCCGCCGACCTCGCCGGCGACGACAAAACCGAAAGATGCTGTTGCCCGGATGCGCTTCAGGACGCGACCACCAATAGCAATCATCGTCTCGCCGGTAAACTCGTATTTGCTCATTCCTCGCTCTCCCCACACTCCCGCAGCACATCGCTGCACTCTGCTTCCATCGCCTTGCCGATCTGCCGCATCCGGCGCAGGGTGAACAGCAGGTCGGCCTTCTCGCCTTTGGCCTGCTCAAGCTCAGCCGTGAGCCGTTCGTTCTCGTCCTCCAGCTGGTGCAGGCGGGCGAGCAGGTCGCCGTCGCTCTCGAAGTCGCCCGGCAGATCGCCAGGGGCAGCGGTGCGGTAGGGGTTGTCTTTGAGCACCGCAATTCTCCCTTCTCGGTCCTGTCCGTACCGTATATGCGACATATCACCCTGTCAAGCCAGCTACACATCCTTGGCGAAAATAAAAACCTTGACGGCCCGCTACGGGCTGCTATACGGTTCCGAGCCATGAAAACCAGAGACGCGCTCAGGCACTTCGGCGGGGCCTCCGCCCTTAGCCGCGCCCTGCGCATCCGCAGGGAAGCCGTGTACCAATGGGGGCCGGAAGTACCGCCCCGCCGTGCCTATGAGCTGGAGAAGCTCACAGACGGCGCCCTGAAAGCCCCGAAACTGCCGCCGCTTCCCCCATCAACGTCGTCAAGCGCGCCAAGGCCGCGTTGAGCCGCACGTACACCCCGGCGCGCGACAGCCCTGTGTCCTGGGCGAACCGCGTCGCGGTCAACGGCTCAGACTCCAGACCGTAAAGCGCGTCAATCACGGCGTAGTCCCGGCCCTTCAACAGTCCAAGGGCGAAGCGCAGCTGGTCCACAAGCACCGCTCCGGCGGCCTCCTCGCTGGGGTTGGCGTAGCCTTCCGGCGGATCGGCGTAGGTCATCTCCTGCGGGCTCTCCCGCCCGTGCGCACGCCGGCTCGCGTCATCGTCTTCGAGGCCGTCGCTCTCGACCTCGTCCGGCGGCAACTCGGTCATGCGCACCTTGTACGCCCGACTATTGATCCCGCCGCTGTGCTGCTTGTTCAGGTAGTTCAGCACGGCGTAGCGTACCCGTGCGCAGACCCAGGTGCTGAGTGCGCCCTTGCCTGCGTCCCAGGTGCGCACCGCCTCCCCGACTGCCAGTCGGCCCTCTTGCAGCAGGTCATCATCAGGCGGCTGCTGTAGCTCGCCTGACGCCCTCATGCGGTTGAGCGTGAAGCGTACAAGGGGCAAGTGCTCCAGCCAGCGGGGGTCAGTCACGGCTGCGGCGCCTCGGGCGGCAGATGCTGACTGTACCAAGCGAGCAGCGCCGGCGGCACGCGCATCTTGTGCGTGCGGAAGATTTTCACCACGTCGGTCAAGGCAGCTTCGGCCGCATTCAGTCGGGTCTCTAATTCGTCAAGCCGGTTCGCGTCGGTCATGCCAACCCCTCCGCGATGCGCAGGGCGTCGTCGGCCAGCTTAAGCGCGTCAACGTGCCCGCCAGGTGTCAGCGGCTGGTCAGTGTCAAGCAGACGCGTCAAGCGGGTCAGCGTGTCGACCAATTCGTCAAGTGCGCCAAGCTGCGCCTTGGCGTCAAGCGCGCTGGCGGCCAAGGCTTGTAC